TTGTTTACGTGGAATAAAGCATTATGCACATCAAAGAATTGGGAATATAATTCATACAGATGTTGCTTGGACATGGCGTGTAAATGACATTGACTGGTATCTTGAATCTATCGAGGTTTCAGATGAAGGGGCAGGAGAAATACTTATGAAATACGCTGGTGCTCCTGATGATTATGGTGATGGATTTAAATTATTATATACTCAGGAACAAGTATTTAAAGCAATGCAAGAGTATGCCGCTATTCAGGTGGCAAAAGATCGTGCAGAACATTTATTGCTTGATATCAAAACACAACCTTCGGATGAAGATATTGAAGAATGGGCAAGAGAACAATTTATGCCATCAAAAGACTATTCACATTTAACAGAAATTCAGGAAGCAATATTGATATGTTTTAAAGCAGGATGTTCATATGGTGCTAAATCAGCACTGTCAGGTCAAATAAAAAAAGAGAAATGAACATAATCCTTTACATATCAATTATCCTTACAGGACTCCCACTAAGAGTGATCAGTGCAATAGCCTACTGGATCCCCTTCTCATTCAGGCATAAGGTTTTGGAATTTATGAACACCAGGATTGAGGAAGATGGAGAGTTCAGAGTGCTAAAGCATAAACCGGGATTTAAGAAATGGAAGCTCTATCTGCATCCCTACTTTTGGATGTTCACATTGACAACAGGATTAACGGTTAATTATTCAGGTCATTACTGGTTTCTGAGAAAGAAAAAAGAAAAGTGGTTCCCCTGGCTGATTATGCCCTATGCTCTGCTCGAGGATAAAGCCAATGACTTATTAGATAGGTGCTGGCCGTTTGAAAAAAAGACATGGAAACAATCATTGCAATATTTCTATCTATGTTATCGCTGGCAGGGACTAAGAAACAGCCATTGGGCTTTTAATGAATGGTTCTTCCAGGAGGGGAAATGGAAGGACGGATCACAAAAAGTTATTTATTGCAACAGTCCTAAGCCTCTTCCCTGGTGGGACATAATGCCCGAAGCTAAATGGGATGAAGGAAATGACGGAGGGAAAGTATTAAGGTGGCCAACACCTGAAACACCTATCTCAGAAGAATGGCTATGCACCCATGAAGGAACAAAGCTTATAACATTCACTACTCACCGAGGAAACAAACGGTTTTACTTTGGTCATTGTAAGGTTCATTACTTTAAAAAACATTTCCTGGTAGTTGAATATCTATTTGGATGGAATTGGTGGAATGGGCTGCCGACACTTCATTTTAAACATATATTGAAAAAGACATGAAATTAAAAAAGTATCGTTGGGAATTAACAAAACTACTCAAAAGAGGCTCGATTATAATGATTAAGCCATCAATGAAATGTAACCTTAAATGCCCATATTGTTCTGTTAATTGGCATACGGGAAAACCACCAGAATATAATGAGCATGATTATAACTATTGGATTGATGTGATTTGGAAAGAACAGCCTAAAATGGTTGCAATATCAGGAGGAGAGCCGGGGATATATAAAGATTTACATAAGATTGCCAATTATTGTATTACTAATAAGATACTTGTTCAGATAGTTACTAACCTTACCAACATAGATGAGTATGTTAAGATAAAACCATCATGGCGGGTAATGATTTGGTCAACTTATCATCATTCCTCACATAAAGGCAGATACTTGTTTAATTATGACTATCTGAAATTTAAGTTCATTATTGTCACAAAGGAACTTGAGAAGCCAAAAGAGTTACCATTTTCGAGAATGGTTGAATTAAAGACTGAATTTACAAATACAATATATCCTTATAAAATCTTTGCTCCAGACGGGAGGGTATTCTACAGTTGTTACGAAATTGACATAAGTGGAAGGAAATGAAAGACAGAAGTTGTTTATTTTGAACAAACATAATAGTTATAATACTGATAATTATATTCATAATTTTAATTTGTTAAAGCTATGTATTTATTAATTGTTTTCTTAATGATTGTATTCAAAATGGTCCCCGATGCTCTTTATGACCGGGGATATAAGACTTTGAGCAAGTATATAAGATTCTGGTATGATGCCGTATTTTATATCGTAATGCTTCTATTTTTGACAAACCATTACCACTTCAGGAATGGGGATGTGGACCCAAACTTCTGGTATGTGGCTACTGGTGCGCTGTCCTTAAAATGGGCATTATCGGACTTGGTATATAACCTGATGAAGAAAGAGCCGATATTCTTTATTGGCACCACAGATCCTATTGACAAGCTATTCGGATGGTTTTTCCGAAAGACAGGAATTGCATCAGAACATTTTCTGTTTATGTTCAAGCTTATTGCGCTCTGTATTGGAGTGACATTTTTACTTGGTTGGCAATTTGGGATACCGGTATGAAGATTCATTTGGTAATATTGGGAGTGCCAAAAGCACAGGCAAGACACAGAAGCTTTAAACGGGGAAATTTTACCGGCACTTATGATCCATCAAGCCAGGAAAAGGAAACGCTTGCATGGGTTGTTCAGGACCAAGCACCGAAAGAACCCCTCACAGGAGCCATAAGCCTTGATGTTACTTTCTACATGCCCAGACCGAAGGCTCACTATGGTTCAGGGCAAAATGCGCTTAAATTGAAGGGAAACGCCCCAGAATGGCATACGTCAAAATCCGATATTGACAACCTTGAAAAACTGGTACAAGATTCATTAAATGGTATCTTTTGGAAGGACGACAGCCAGATAGCATTTCTGACCTGCAGAAAGCTTTATTCAGAGAAGCCACGAACTGAAATATTTATTAGCGATGAACTATTATAAACTTAAAAAACAATTAGCGAAATGAAAAAACAGGAGAATCGATTTGACATTAGCGGAAGGGTTATCGAATTAGGCAACCCGGAGAGAATTAGCGACAAATTTAGTAAGCGAACAGTAATCCTTGAGGTTTTTGATGCCAGGGGAAATGTTAATGAGGTCCCTTATGAGTTTGTTAATGCGAACATGGATCAGTTAAAAGATGTAAGGCCGGGAGATTGGGTCACGATAAACCATCAGGTCCGGGCAAGAAAGACTGAGAAAGAGGGACAGCCAATACGCAGGTTCATTACACTTGATGGTATTTCATGCTATATCGAGTAAGTCATGCACGATTTACCAATTTTCCCAAATATTGAAGTTGCCTTAATTCATGGTGTGGCAATAAGTCCTAACACTTCTGATGGCATATCTGGGGCAAGATTTAGTACACTTGTAAGGAAAAAGCATAGAGGTAAATATTATCTTCAAAGAGTTATAAGAAATATTGATTATCCAATACCAGTAGATGTTATGACTATTTTCCGAGATCAAAATATATTTCTTGGAGATATATACAGAGTCCTTATGCTTGGCAAAGTAAATCCAAAAATGATATTATTATATTATGGACGGCCAAGACCTGCATTTGAACTTGATCCTGATCAGAGACCAGAAGAAGAACGATTAATCTATAACCCATGAGCGAAGGATGTAAAATGCCTTTAGTTAAGGCACAGGACATTGCCAGACGGTTCATAGCTTATTTACAGCCGTCTGCCGAGAAAATATCGGTCGCTGGCTCAGTACGTAGAGAATGTGATTTTTGTGGGAACGTTGAGGTATTAGTAATTCCAAAGGACGAATTTTCAATAGGTCGTATTTTTCCGGAGGGCTACCCGGGATTAGTGGTTAATGGAGCTCGTCTAAAACGCTTTAAATATCCTGACAAGGGAGTGCAAATTGAGCTGTATATTGTAGTCAATAAAGCCGACTGGGGACGAATGCTTGCAGTCCGTACCGGATCGTCTGTCTATAGTAATCATTTAGCGATAAGATGGTCGAGATTGGGTTATGCCGGGACTGTTGATGGGTTAAGACTAAAGCGAGAATGTGATCACAAGGGAAGCACCTGGCGAATTAAGCCTGAGTACAAATCCTGTCCTACATTGCCGCCTCCATTTGAAACGGAGGAGGATTTTTTTGCTTTTCTGGGCATTGAGTGGATCCATCCAAAAGCCCGGAGCTGGGTTTCAAAACACGAAGAAATAAATTACAAGCTATGAAAAAGTCAGAGATTTACCGGGAAAGAGCACAAGCTGCGGATCATGATTTGGCATCCTTGGGACTGCATACTAAGGCAATCAGAGAGGAACGCATGGAACGCTTTATGGAGAAATATCTTCCATTGTTAGAAAAAAAAGCAATGGTAACGATCATTGAGGAACAAGGCAGAATTATTCTTAACAATGGCCAATTTGGAGTGATTGATTATTACCCTAAGTCAAACAAGGTGCTTATCCGCAGTCAAAACAAGTGGATTAAACCCGGATTAAGTTGGATTGTAAAAAAATTTGGATTATGAACAGACTACAATTTCTTAAAACACTTGGAGTTGGTATTGCGGCGGCAGTAATAACTCCGAAGCTTTTGACTGAGAAGCCTCCTCTATCTCTTGACATAACAACGGCAGGAGAGATTGATCCTGATGCTTTCCAGTATGCGCATTATGAAGAGGACTTCCCGAAATATACGATTAATGATCTGCGCATCCATGATCTGTGTGTTGATAAGGACGCAAGGGTATGGATGTGTACTGCCATGTGGCCGGATAAGGTTGAGCTGACTGCACTTGAAGCAGATCCAGAACCAAATTTTTTTGAAGTCAGAAAAAAGAATTTTGACGAGTATTTTTTTATTCTGGTAATCGATTCTGCATGGCCACGTAGTAATGAATTAATAAGAAACAGGAAATTTTAAACTTTAATAACTATTATTTATGAGCGACGAGAAAGCAGGATTAGTGAAATCCACAGAGACAAGGCTTCCCAAATTTGTTGAGAACGCCTATGAGAGTATTGAGAAGATGCAGGAGTTTGCAAGGCTTTTGCTGAATAGTAAGCTGGTTCCCTATCACCTTTACGAAAAACTACCGGACGGGAAACCTGACTTTACAAAGGGCAAGGTTGAATCAGTTGTGGCGATATTGATTCAGGGTTATCAGTTGCAGTTACCTCCCCTGACGGCATTACAGCACATTATTCCGGTGAATGGATTGTTGTCAATAAAGGGAGACTTGGCAAAGAGCATGATCTTTATGTCCGGCAAATTAAAAACAGCATCATGGATCGAGACTGAGGAAGGCAGTATAGAGAACGAGAATCTTGTGGTCCGCATCACGGCATCGAGGGCAGACAACGGACAAACAATAACCCGATCATTTTCCGTTGGGCAGGCAAAGAGAGCTGGGCTTTGGATAACACAACAACAGGTGAGTGGATCAGATGGATGGAAGTACAAATCATCAGCTTGGTGGAAGTATCCTGCCAGGATGGTGAATTACAGGGCGCTTGGATTTTTAGCCAGAGATTTATTTCCTGATGTAATTAACGGACTTTATACAACAGAAGAAGCGGTTGATATTCCGGCAGATCAGACTTTGGTTATTGATCAGGGCAACGGAGTAACCTTGTCTATTCCTGATAAAGATTTTGCAGAGGAGCGCAGCAAGAAAGTCACAGCCAGAGCCATTGATAAGATTGAGGCGAAGAACTTTGCACCAGTTAAGTCTGATCCGGAACCGGAGCCGGAGCAAAAGCCAACAACAATAACATCCGAGGGACTTGCAGCATCCGCAAATGATGATCTTGCCAAGACAGAATCTCCTTTTAGGCCAGAAAGAGGATCTGTGGAGATGTTCGATGGCAAGATAACCAAGATTGATGGCAAGGAGCTATCTCCGGAGGCACAGGAGGAACGAAAGGATGCTGGTGAATGGACTATCGATGCTATGAGCAAGATGGACACAGAACTGCTTGTAGAGACGATTAACACCAAGAGCGAGATGATAGAGGCTATGGTTGCCATTCCGGGGAAGAACACCAATAAGAAGCTTCGCGAGATCATTGATGCCTGGCAGAGAGGAAAGCTTGATATATTGACAGCACCGTTTAAGGGCAAAGAAATTACGGAAATAGATGCTGTTACAGGGGAGATAAAGGAAGAACAGGTACAGACCAATGCCGACATCCAGCCAAACATAAACTTTGACAAAACGCCTGAAGAACAGGAGGTAAAATTGGAAAAACCTCTGATGAAAGAGCTGAACAAATACGGCCTGCAGATCCCGGAGTGGGATAAGGGTAACGAAAGGGAGTTTTCGACCACAAAAAGGCTGTATAACGATCTTTTATCAGTTCATCCGAGAATAGACAATGAGAGATGGTTGGAGTTAAGGCCAAGTGTTCCGTCTTTGGAGAAGTACAAGAACAAAGAGGAATTTTTGAAATATGCAACGGTAAAAGAGATTTGCGACTTGCTTAATGCAAATTAAAACTTTACATTTGCAATGATAAGTTTCTTACTTAACTGTTAAATAAACAAAACGAGGGTTTTCTGAGATTGAAGATCCTCGTTTTTCATTTAAAAAACATACCACCATGAACATTGAAGATTTTCCACTACCCGGACCAAGCAAGATAACTGAGGCAATGCTATTTAGAATTATCTGGAATATCAGGTCCCGGAAATCCTTTTTGACGGGGACTTGGTTAAGGGGCGTTTATCCCGGACATCCATTCTGGTTTAACTTATTTGCTCACGTTTTGCCAAAAGGGATGAATAAATATCCTCATTTCAGGTTCTATTTAAAAAACATCGTTCTATTAACGCCAGGGGAACATGCTATGTATGATCAAGCCACGGCCGAGGTCCGTATAAAGTATTCTCAGGAGGTTGAGGAGGCATCTGGAGGCAAAGTAAAGGCTGATTGGGCAAAATTAGAGGCTCTGGCCGAAGAACTCAAAGAGGAATACCGGAAATACTTTTCTACGCGCAGGGGTTTAATTATTGGTTACAAATATAGTTTGGACGAGGTTGCAAAGATCATCGGGACTCTTAACAAGAAATACATTGAAGAATTGAGAGGACAAAAATAAAAAAAGAGGCTATTCGGCCTCTTCCTCTTTTAAAACATCTTCTATCTGTTCGATAGGTACTTCTTTTGGCTTTTTTAGCGCATCATCCATTGTCAACGGCTGCTCCCGCTTCCAAAATGGTTTTACAACGATCTTATGGCGTTCATAGTACCTTTCTCTGGCCACATCGTCCGGGATGCTGACAGATACCTCAATGAGAGTATTGGCATCAATACGGACTGTTTTTGTCTGTTTGTCCAAAACCTTTACAGGCTTCTTTTTCCGGGGTGTGAATGCTTTTACCATGTGAATAGCAAATTATACACCACATAGATTGATGCGAGTATCATACAAACAAAACCAACAGCGCCACCAATAAGGATAGCATAGGCTTTCCGTCCGACATATTGCGGAGGATCAAGAGGTTCCTCTTCGTAGTGAGGACAGGAAGGGCAATCAGGATAAAGCAAGAAACCGTGATCTCTTGCTTCTTCCAGATACATACAGTGAATTTTTTTATTAAAGGGACATTCCATAGCAAGTAAGTATTAGTTAGAGAAATAAGATCATCAGGATAAAAAATATCCAGATCAGAATTGTAATAACAATTTTTCTTTTTGTCATAAATCAAAAATTGTAGAATTGTTTTACTTTGGCTAAATAGATTTCTGTTAAAGGTCCTGAACCGTTCCATGCCTTAACCAGCCGTTCCTCATTTCCTATCTTTCTGGCAAAGTACATAAACACTTCTTTGCTTACTTCGGGATCAAAACAATCCTTCAGCATATATGATGTTCCTGCCAGCCTGTTATAGTGCGCTATTCGTGACGGCTGGATCTGAGCAATACCTACGCTTGGCTGTCCGTTAATATCTATGCAGAACGCATCTGGGTTCCCTCTGCTCTCCACCATGATAACAGCCTGCCATATTGCTTCCAGATTATTCAGCGGTTCCGTCTTCAGGATGACCGGAATCGAGATACCCGGAGGAGCGGAAAGCTTCATGCTCATCAGCAAAAATAAGAAAATCAATTTTTTCATAATTTCTGTTTTTAGTTAATAAAAAAAAGGAAGACCGGGAAAACACACACATAAACCCGGCCTTCCGGCTGTTCATCCCATAAAGTTGGTTTGAACATTTTGCCTTTCCATCTTGTCTTTGCAGTCAATAAGCAAATCAATGATTTCTCTTATTGCTATACGTTTTTGCTTTTCTGAATAATCTGTTATGCTTAACCATTCAGTAAAGTATTTTGTGACAAGTGTTATATTGTTTGCCGGGGCATAAAACAGCATCAGGACATTTCCCGGCTTATTTATTTCAAAAGGATCGTTTGCCAATAAAATAGTGATTAACTTCTCCTTCTTGTGATGACAAACTATGCATGAGCGCAGGTCTTTTTGTTCGGCCAGATGCTTACTGAGGATGCTGATCGTGGAGCGATCCTCAAGGTCTGCCAAGAAGTCAATTATTGCCATGTCGTTGTTGACAATAAGATCGTGGGTCTTATTTATTACCCGTTCGCTCATTTCGTTACAAAGGTATTAATTATTACTAACATCACTTTTTAAGAAAGGTAAGATCAAAAGTATTAACCTCTGAGTTCTTAATCCTGATAACTGTAAACTTACGTTGTTTATAGTAGGCATCTTTATTATGGTCTCTTGTCTGCTGTTGTTGACCGTTATGATAACTGCCGTCTATTTCAATAACTATCTTTAAGGGTTTCGGGAGATAAAAGTCTGCAATACAGAAATTATCTCCCTGAATAAACCCTTTTTGAAACATAAACTTAATATTTGCAGCCTCTAACCTCTTTTTAAATCTGAGTTCGCTTTTTGTTGGGTGCTTTAATAGTCTGGCCCGCCTCTTACTGCACAATATTTGTTTATCCTTAAAATTCATTTCAGAAAATTAATTTTTCATCAATTTTAAGCTCATCACAGGCAAAGTCCTGAATGGCATCAAGGAGGTTAATAATCCCTGATACATCCTTATTATAATCTTCTGCAATCTCAAGAAGTTCACGTTTTTGTTCCCTTAATAAGGGAAAATTAATGTTTCTGATCAATTCTTCTGCTGTTTTCATAAGTTCATTTTTAAGTAGTTAAGATATTTCTTTGCAAGTCCGGGATTGCAACACTCGCAAATAAGATCACGCTTTAAATTCAGGTGTGCATAAGCCGGATCAACGAGCAATAATTGTTTGCATCGGCATTTTTTGATAACAAAGTCCGATCCAAGCGCATCAGGTATTTCAGCCGTTTCCGGCTCTATGGGTTCGTCTTGCTCCAAAGTGGGGGTGTAGTATTCCTGTTCGGGATATTCTTCGGGAAACAGGCTTAAATTAGGGTTTTTCATGGTGTTTCTTAATTGGTTTCTCTTTCTGTTCGTTCTCCAGTAGTCTCAAATCCACTTTAAAACAAAAGTCAGCCATTGCGTAATCGCTGTAACGCTTTCCGCAATGGCGACAGTAATAGTATTTAACACTTTTACGCCTCATACTCTTTCTGTTTGAGGTATCTGTAAATAAGTTCTGCAAGTGCCTCAATAAGTCCGGCAGTTATGTAATTAGGTTCGCTCTTTGTTTCCATGCTGGTAAGAATTAAGTAAATATATATTCTATGCCTGAATGGCGTATATAATAGTACCTCTGGCCTTTATATGTTGACCTATGGTAAAATATATGCCAGTCATTTTTCAGCATCAGTCCGCCCTGATTAGGGTATCTGTCATAGAAGGGAAACAGATCGCAAAGGTCAGAGAACAAAACGTGCCGTAAAAATGTCCGGTAGGTTATTTTTCTGGCCTTGTCAACGGTTTCGGTAATGTCCTCACAAGTGGAATGAACACAATCGGTTTCAAATGTGTATTTTTTCATAATGAAACAGGTATTTTATCAAGTATCTCCGGCAGGATCTCAACACACCGCTTTAAATTACTTCTAAGCATTTTGCAAGTTATTTCAATCGGCTGGTTTGATTTTTCGTGCCAGACAACTAAATCAATCATCAGGCTTTCAATACCACTTGAGAGTCCAATAGAATCAACCTGACTAATTTGTTCGGCCAGTTCGGCATCACTCAGGCGTATCAGGGGGGCGTCCTTGCTCGGTCTTGTCCAGAAGCTCACCCAATAGGCATTATACCGATCAATCATAAACTTTTCAAATTCTCTGTATGTCATTTGTGTGTGTATTGTGAGGGGGATCGCTCCCCCTCTGGTTAGCTTATCGGGTGCTGTAAACGTTCAGCCCCAAATAAATTTTCTTTTCCGGATCAATCAGGGTATTACCCAGAGTTGAGGCGATTACAATACTTTTGCCCGACTTTGACGGGCCTGAGTTCTTTGACAGATCGACCGTAATGGTCAGGATGTTGCTGTTTTTCTTAATTTCAACGTTTTGCATGGTCTTGTGTGTTTTAAGTGATTAATACTAAATTTGTCCGTTATCAGCAAAGGAATAGAAATCTTTGCCGCATATAATAATATGGTCAAGGGTCTGGATGTCCATAAGTGCGGAAGCTTCTTTTATCTTGCGAGTGATTGAAATATCAGCATCAGATGGGTTGTTATTGTGCGAGGGGTGATTGTGGCACAATATCAGGCTGCTCGCCTTATTCTCCAAAGCTTTGCGGAGGATAATTTTAACATCGGTAACTGTTCCGGCCATTCCTCCCTGAGATATACGCTCATATTTAATAACTTTGTTTGATCTATTCAGGAACAAAACAAAAAATTCCTCGTGATCCAGATCAGAGAGGAGAGGCGACAAAATTTCATAGGCATCACGACTACGTCTAATTACTTTGCGCTCCCTTGTCTGCTGTATTGCTTTGCGCTTGCTAAATTCAATCATTGCAATCAATCTGACGGCCTGAAGGTGTGACAGACCATAATTAATAAGGTCAGTATAAGAATAGCGGGATAACTCGCTAAAATCGTACTCACAGGCATTCAGGAGCCTGTTAGCTTTCTCAGCCGGATCGACACCGGAGAGGATAAGGGATAAAGTCTCAAGGTCTGAAAGAGCCATTGAGCCACGATGAACCAGCTTTATATCTGGTTCATTCAATTCCATAAAGTTTAATTTACTCATAATGTGTGTGTTAGGTGTGTGTTTAATGTTTATTACATCTATTCTGAGGGCGAAATTAAACTATTCAAATGACATAAGCAAATATTTTAACATATTTTTATTAAAAAAAAGTGTTAAATAATTTGCAGATATATAATATATAGTATATCTTTGTCAATAGTTAAACTAAAAAACACACAATGAAACCACAAAAAAACGAAAACAATGAGCTGACAGTCAGTGATTTATTCACAATGATTGATCTGATTTCTATTCAACTTCAGGAACAAAGGTATAAACTGAGGACAGAACGGCATGAAACGAATATCCCGTTCAAAATGAGCATAATAACACACTACCGGAACATAAAAATCAATCTGGTTAGGAAGTTTAACGCCTGTAATTCAATAAGTTACCAATCATTAAACTATTAAGACAATGGAAGCAAGACAACTGCCAACAATGACAAAGGATAATGTAACCTTTTATATTGATTTCAGACTCAAGGAAATACGACCAATTAACAGCCCGTTTTTAGCTGTCTGGTTTGTCGATCTGCCGGAGAGTTATAAGGCAGAAATAAGGGGCATCAGAGCAAAAGAAACACAATACGGACATATTCCCGAACTTGATAACTAATTAATAACCACTAAATTACACACACAATGGAAAGCAATGAATTTGACTTAATTGGATGGATGAGAAATAAAACCGTCGAACTCATCAAACAAATATCTGAATATCAGGGCATTGAATTTGACAAAAATAAAGCTATTGAATATCTGGGCCAGACAAACAGGGCCAGATATGCCCAGATAATCAAGCAAGTCAGGGAGGAGCAAGAGGAGGCCGATAAGTCGGCCTTCGGCATGATCCCAAGCATGAGGAGCCAGATATTTCAGGTTAATTTAACCCATGCAATGTTGCAATATGCAAAGGAAGTATTAAACCACGCAAAGATCAACCAAGAGGCTACAATAGTATAAACCTATTAAAACCAATACAATGACAGATAATTATGAGGCCATGAGGGCAGAGATAAGACGCCTGCACAATGTTTGCAGGGCGAAGGATGAGAACCTAAAGGATTGCATAAGCACCTGTAAAGCAATATTAAGACACGCTTTGCCGAAGTTTGCGCCCGAACATGAACCAATGACATTGCAACAGCTTGCATATTACGAACGCTCAATAAAAGACTTTGAGGCTAAACTCGAATAGAGGCCAAATAAACCGATTTAACGAGGTCTGGGCATTGCTCAGGCCTTTTTTCGTCTCTTGCGTTTCGGTGCGCCTGTTGTCACTTCACGCATAACTGAGCGCATAATTAAGTTATATGTATCCCGCTCAATGTTCTCAATCAACTTGCACCCCTCCGCAGTCACCTTGATAAATATAGGCTGACGACTGACAGAGCGCAGGAGATAAGGGGCAGAAGGATCACGAGTATAACGGGTAATATATCCAGACTTGCGCAATACGGACATATATTCATAATGATTGCGCACGCTCATTGCAACCGGACGAGTATTATAAAACCGCCTTGAATCAATTATATTCACACCTTTGCCCGATACCTGGTACAGCCAAGACAGGAGCGCAACCAAGCCGAAGGGCAGTTTATAAACATCAGTAATAACATAATGAAACGCCCAGTAATCCTGCAATATTGAATAATTGTCCAATGGCCTGAGATAGCGCCAGAGATAAGTATATAGCTTGCGGAAGATCCGACGCTTACCATTATCCAGCGCACCGAATAAGGTAAGCAAGTCAGAAGATAACACAGGAGAGGAAGGAGAGACAGGAGAGAACGGGGACAGTCCCGAGCCAGTTATTTCACTATTTTCCATTATTGCCGATTTATTGCAAATTTACACATTCCCATCAACCTGACAAACATACCAAAACTAATTAATATCTGCACTAACACTAATTAGATCAGATTATTACATGGATTGATCATTTTTGTTGTGACAGAAACCGGACAAACAACGCCGCAAATGACCATATATGCGGGCACTCAGACAATGACAGCTACACACCCCAATTTGCTTATAATTAATATTATGTCAAATAGGCAAAATAAAAGGGTATTGCGCACCCCTCCCCTCCCCTACTGGCCCAGATCATGAAAACTGCTTTTTTGGCGATCCGGCAGGGATGAGCGCTTTATTTTAAGGTGTGCGAAACATCGGAGATGCTCACAGGCAGGGGGGCGGGTTCGGGTTTTCGATTTCGGTTCGCGGATGCGAGCCCCAAATATATACATGGACCGCACTCAGGTACTCACTTTGGGTAAAATTAATTTTATTTTAAAATAAAAGTATCCGTTTATGTATGTAGATATACAATTTAATTTATCTTTGTACGGTTGTGTTATAGATATACAATTGGTAATTATGAGGAGTAGAGAAAAGGACATATATATCTTAATATCTTTGAATGGGGGGTATGATGTAAGGGAGTTGAAGGATTGCTTGATTGTAGCTTGTAGGACGAAGGCGGTGTTGAGTGAGTTGAGTAATATACCTGTTTATAGGTTGGTGTATGTGTTTACTCGTTTAGGGAGGAATGTATTGGTAGAGGGTGATAATTTGATATTGAGGAGTAGCACGTTTTACCCTGGGAGGCAGGAGGGAGGATTGAGGAATAGGAATTTGGTTAAATACAGATAAGGAATTGATTTATTAACTAAAAAACTAAAAATTATGATTTGCATTTATCATTCGAGAGATTTAGATGGCTGGATGTCAGCTGCGATAATTAAGTTATGGCATGAGCAAGAGAAGATTGATGGGGAATTAGAATTAATTGGCTGGGATTATGGGCAACCATTACCAGTTCTTTCTGGGGAAAAGCATTCTGAGCTTGCCATGGTTGATATTTCATTTCCAATGGGGACAATGGAATCTTTGCTTGATCCTTTCAATGTAACATGGATTGATCACCATAAATCAGCTATTGATGAATGTAGGAATTATTTCAGAAAAGGGAATCCATTTAAAGGGTTACAATTTTCGGACTATGCTGCCTGTGAATTAACGTGGATGCACCTATTTGATGGAATCAAAATGCCTGAACTTGTGAGGCTACTTGGTAGATATGACTGTTTTGGACATAAAGGAACAGACGAAGAATTAAAGGTATTGGAGTTTCAATACGGAGCAAGGCAGGAAATTACAAATGTAGAAGATGCTTTTTCAAAATTAACTAATTCTCTTAAAAACACAGGAGTTGAAATGAATATTCTTGACAGGATTTCAACTAAAGGCAAAGCAATCTATGAATACCTATGCGTTGAAGCCCGACAGAAATATGCCAAGAAATTCGAAATATGGCTTGATGGCAAGTTATTTGCTTGTGTGAACGACTGGAGATTAAATCCTGTCAATTTTGGCATTAATTACCATGCAGATGGTTATGATGGATTTGCTTGTTTTTGGTATGAAAACAGACAATTCAGTTATTCGCTATACAATGATAATGGAAAAGTTGATTGTTCTGTTATTGCTAAAAAAAGAGGTGGAGGCGGACATAAGGGAGCATCTGGATTTATATCAAAAAGAATAATTTAATAAGCTATGAAGACAAGGGTAGAGAGTGTATTTGAGTTGGTAGGTGCTTTCAGTGAGCATGTAGGGGATAAAGAGGCAATGAGTTCTTTGCTATGTGCTGTACGGTTATTGGAGTTACGATTAACTCAGAAGGATGCTGCGGATGTTATTTGGCAGGATGAGGGAGGAAGGTATTTGAGGATGGACATGGCGGATGTGCTGTACTGGTTTATGGTGTTGTGTGGGAAGAAGGGGGTTTGTGTGGATTGCCTTGCTAAAGAGGTGGAGGCAAAGTTGAGGGTTGAGATGGGGAGAGCAGGGGTATCGATACTGGTGATGAAGCCGACGATTGTTAATGAGAATAATACTGGTAAGAAATGATTTATCTGGCAGATGAAGTGTTAAGAGATGGTTCTCACAAAGAGCGAAGGATTATTGCTGATAGTGTGGAACAGGCAAAGCTTATTGCTGAGTTACTGGGGTATATTTATGTTGGGATGCTTATATTGGAGTTTGAGGATTTTAACTTGAATTAATTTCCTATGGAGTTAAATAAAGTTACTCCGGAGAGTTTGGGGCCACGAATAAGACGGGGCCTTGCCACGGTGTCGTTTCATCGGTCCGGGCGTGTGGTGTTCTCTGGTGTGGCTGTAACGAGGTTGTGTTTAATTGATGGTGTGGATATATTTCAAGGAGATAGGCCGAGTGATTTTTACATTTCCGTTGGCAATACATATCGATTAAGGAAAAATGGAAAGGGTGGTGCGATTTTAAAGTGTGCTGCCCTTTCTTCTTTTGTGATAGAAAATACCTGGAGGATTGTTCCGCATATTCATTCGGAGAATGTTCCGGAAAGAGTAGTGTTTGTTGTTTGTGATAAGCCGGTAGATGATAAAGAAAATTGTGGAGTGTTCGCGTTGTTAAGAAAAAAGATATGATTAGCCTGATAAATTCTGATTGCTGGACTGCTTTAAAACAAATGAAGGCAAATTCCGTCGATGCTATTGTCACAGATCCTCCGTATGGCATTTCCTTTATGAATAAGAAATGGGACTACGATGTGCCAAAAGTATATGTGTGGTATGAAGCCCTAAGAATATTAAAGCCTGGGGGGCATTTACTTTGTGCTTGTGGTACTCGGACACAGCACAGAATGGCAGTTAATATCGAAGATGCAGGATTTGAGATACGGGATCTTATTGCCTGGATTTACGGCAGCGGATTCCCGAAGTCGCTTAATCTTGGGAATGGATTTGGTACCGCGCTTAAACCGGCCATGGAATTATGGACACTTGCTCGGAAACCTATCTCTGAAAAGACAGTTGTAGCAAATGTTCTTAAATGGGGAACAGGAGGGATTAATATTGATGGATGCAGGGTGGAGTGGGATAAGGAAGGATTGGAAGGGGATCAAAACAGACGAAAAACACCAAGAACGGATATTACTGGTGCTCAGTTCCATGCTTCTTGTGGTGGGGATAATGCAGGAAAATATATTGGTGATACCAATTTGCCACAAGGTCGTTTCCCTGCCAATGTCATCCATGATGGAAGCGAAGAAGTGATTGGACAATTCCCTGTAAACGCCGGGGCTTTCGCTCCTGTTAAGAGCGGTCAGAATGGAGATAGCCGAGGAATTTATGGTGACTTTGCTCAAAAGGGCGATGACGGCAAGTCATTTCATGGTGACGGCATCGCTTCTGCTTCGAGATTTTTTTATGCTGCCAAGGCGAGCAAGAGCGAAAGGAATAAAGGATTGGAGGGATTTGATGAACAATTTGATAGTTCCAGACCATGGTGTTCTGAGGAAAGTGATCGAGGCAGGATAGCAACAAGGCTTGTTTCAAAGCAGGGTAAAAACAATCATCCTACTGTTAAGCCAGTATCCCTGATGCGCTATCTCTGCAAACTCATTACGCCCCCGCACGGGATTGTACTTGATCCATTTATGGGGAGTGGTACAACTGGCATCGGTGCTAAAACAGAGGGGTTTTCGTTTATTGGCATTGAGAAAGAGGAAGAATACTGCAAGATAGCACAGGCGAGAATAGATGCTTGGGTGCCGGAGCCTAAAAAAGAAACTGGTCCAATACAGCAAAAATTATTTTGATTGATCAAAAAAGTTTATCTTTACTGTCCAATAGTTCTTTTATTTATCAATTCTAATTTTTAGTGTAAACATTTAAAAAAAGTGAAAAATGCCCAGAATTGAACTTGGACGACAGGGTATAACGAACAATTATATCCTTCGCAATGTACGAGTCAAGAGCCGGCACAGTTCGCTTGAACAGGAAATCACCTGGGACTACAACAAAGGTGCTCTCCAAAGGCGGCCCGGCAGAGATCGTGCACAGGAAAAATGGGTGAAAGATGCGCCAGTGATGGAGCTTCTTTTACCGGAATACTTAGCAAGGGTAGAGGATTCTGCACTTGTGATTACAAGGGGGTGGCGACTTGCTGAAGAAGAACCTGTAGAAGTATGGATGGGGGATCTTCTTTTTGATGAAGCCAACTCTATATTGAATATGTCCGCAAAGGTCAGAAGCAATAATGTTGCAACTACTTGCGGATTTATTTTTGCTTATGACAGAACCTTTGGCACCTCATTTGTTCTCGCAGCAGATGAATCTCCGGTAACAAGTGCTGATGATGAGAAAATAAATCTTGCACTTGATGTTTCTGGCATGCCATTCAATGTGAATGTGTATATCATGCCATACGGTGATGATGGTACAAACATTTCGTTTGGTATTATCAAACACATTGAAATTCCTCCAACCATCTAAACTCAGAAAATCATGGCAGTAAATTGCAGAGCATACGTTGATCTCAAAGCATTAGTGATGACTGAGAACGACAAGACAGATCCACAAACACGGAGGGGTGTTGAGGAAAGGGAAGAACAGTGGGTGCAGAAACATCACTGCAGGCCGATCAATATGGACTATAATGATTGGCGGTGGAGATGGGAAACGGCTATTGCAATTCTTTGCGGTGGCTATGCTGATACCACAGGCTATTACCTGGGCGACGTTATTGGTGGTAAGTTTGTATAACCTTTTAAAACTTACGCTATGGCAGTCACACGATATGTAAGATCAAGGATCAAAGTCCATGTTCAGGCCAGTGAAATTGATCCTGAAGGTAGTCATAAGGAAAGAAAACAAACTACATTCACTCTTTCAGGGCAAAGTCGGTATGACATGGTGTCGCCGGATGAATTGAACTTTTATGTGTACCTTGGATTTCTGTTAATGCAATATGGAACAGAATTTCCTTTTTAATAATAAAAACTAAAAAAAACAAAATAAAGAAAAATGGCAACAATTTATGTTCAGTCGAAAGTTGACCTTAACTGCTTTGTGGTAGAGAAAGTAAACCACGAGCCGGAAGGGTGGCAGGATCGTGATCAGTATCACAACATCCACAAATGCGTAACCCAGGTCATTGACCGCAATGAATGGCGCTGGAGATATGAAACGGCAAAAGCTATCCTGTGTTCAGGATACGCAGACACAACCGGATATTATCTTGGCGATGTTATTGGGGGAAAGTTTGTATAAGACAGTAGTAGATCAGGCAGACCTTTTAGTGACTTTCACAAATTTGAATCAGGCTCCCCAATTGGGCAGGGGATCAACGAGTGCTTCCAAACACACCCCTGCCCCTTTTTTATTAATAATCGGCAATTATTAAAAAATAGACATGATACAAAAAGCAGTGTTTTCGTATTTCAATCCGGAAAATAATTTCGACAATAAATGCGGGTTCTTCCGCTACAGTGACTTTCTCTATACCACGGCACTGTCTGTGCTGTGCGCCTCACGACAGTTCCCAAAAGTGGAGATGGTGGCAAATGACTTCTTTATCGAAATGTTTAAGAAGCTCAAACTGCCAATAACAAGCTATTCCAATAAGATGAACGACATGAAAGATGTGTCACGGTTCTTTTGGGCATACGGCAAGCTTATGGCATATTGCGAACAAACAGAACCATTTATCCACCTGGACAATGATGTGTTTCTTTGGCAAAAGTTTCCCAAGCGTATCCTCAATGCCGAACTATGCTTCCAGAGCCACGAACCAATGAATGTGGAGGGCTATAAGTATTACGACATGCTCCGGCCATGCTTTGCGGCTGCTCCCATTAAACCCCAAAAGATCGTAGATAACGAGGTCACTGACTTCGCGTATAACTGTGGCATTTGCGGAGGGCATAACCTTGACTTTTTTCATGAATGGAAAGAGTGTAGTGAGGAATACATATTTGCCGAAGAGAACCAGCTTCTTTTCTATCAGGAGTACGCAAATGTGCTGATCCATCAAAACCTATTCCACGAACAATACTTTGCCGCCAGCCTTATTAAAATGCACGGCATGAGGAATAAGGTACAGGTGCTTGCCGAAGATGCCATGGAGATCGACAAGAAGATCAAATACACGCATTTGTGGGGCACGACAAAAAAGGGAGGCAATTGGATGTCCCGGGTGTTTATGAGGCTGTACCGGGAAGATGAGGACCTTCACAAAAGAGTTACGGCGTTCCTGAAGAAAAACAAAATACCATAAGTTTTAAAAATGATCCCTCTGGCGTTCTTTAAATTACCAGGAAACCACCGGGTTGATGACTTCACTCTTTTTCACAAAAGTAGCTCAATCAATCGTTCCTGGCTTCTATTGGAGGGATCTTTTTTTGAAATATTAAAAATAAGTTTTATGTTTGCAGGGTAAAACACGTGACGCATGAAAGTAACATATCTTATATTAAAAATATTGCCTCCGGGCAAAGAAAAACCACAAAGGTTCAGTCACGTGTTCCCAATGTGGTTTTCTCTTTTAACCCGGAGGCATTTATATTTTAGTTATGGCTGGTCGTCCTAAAAAAAATGTAGTGGATTATTTTCCACACCAATGCGAACATGGCAAATCTTTATTTGTACTGGAAACAAAGCATCCATTTAAAGGATATGCTGTATGGTTTAAAACCCTCGAGTTGTTAGGTAAAAGCGACAACCATTTTATTGACTGCCGAAAGAAAGAGGATTGGCAATATCTTTCCGCTTATATGAAACTTCCAGAAAGTGAATTGCAGGAAATTTATAATACACTTGCGGAGTTAGATTCTATTCATCCTGAATTATGGGAAAATAAAATTATTTGGTCTCTTAATTTTATTAAAGGGATAAAATATGCTTACCTAAAAAGGAATAGGATGCCATTAAATTTTATTGAAATATGTGATTCATTAAATTTAAGGATTCGGAATAAATATACCAAGAATGGAATTATTGACGCCGGAAATAGTATTTCTGTCCCAGAAATTAAACATATTAAAAATAATATTATAGATACAGAAAATAGTATTACTGACACAGAAAATGATATTATAGACACAGAAAGTGGCATTTCTGGAACAGAAATTACACAAAGTAAAGTAAATAAAGAAGAAAAAGAAAAAGAAAAAGAGAAAAAAATAACTGAACCAGAAATTCAATTAATACCACCAGAAACTATAAATCCAAATCCAAATCCAAATCCTGAAGAAAGGGATAATAAGAATATTAAACCTATTGAACCTATTGATCCCGAAATGCAGAGATGGATAGAATTAGCAAACCTATATAATCAGGAACAAATAGAAAAATACCCTGATGAGCCATTCCGAAGAAGGCATCGGACATGGGAAGAAGCAAAAGCAGACTGGGAAGAAGGTGAGAAAAGGGCAAAGGAGTTATATGAATGGGATATGGCTGATCAAGAAAGGAGAGCAGAGATAAAAAATTTGGAATTACCAAGTTTTGAAGTATGGGCTGCCCAAGAAAAAGCAAAAGCTAAAAATAAAAAGTACAATCAGGATGATGAAGAAATATTATAATACAGAAAAGCGTACCTTTGGTGTCAATACCGATGCCGACGGTAATCTGCTTTCTTGTTTTCATGGCAAGGAGAGGTCCCTCACGAAAGTGGGGGGCTATCCTCTTTCAGATAAAATTCATAAATTTACAACACGTTTTTTTAAAACTTAATTAGTCATGGCAAAAAGAAAAAGCAAAAAGCTGACCATTGAGGAAGTTTCGAGAGAAATGATCGATGAAGAAATTTCCCAAGAAGTTCCCCCGACAGAAGAAATTCCAACTCCGGACATGGATTCGGAAATTACTGACGTAGATTTTGAAGAAGAACCGCTTCCTCAGAAAGAAGAAGAAGTTGTTGCGCCGCCGGCAGCCGCACCAAAAAAACCTGAAGGCATACTTACCTTGCAGGAGATCGGGGATCGCATGAGGGTTATCAGGGCAAAGAAAAGGAGTTCTGATCCAAAAGTCCAGGCAGAGGGCACCAAGGAGTTGAAGGATCTTAATGACGAGCTCCACGCCCAGGAAAAGAAGTTAAAAGCATTTTTCGGCAGGTGATGATTTTAACTTACCTAAAAAAAGTTATTCGGGCAATTTGGTATTGGCTTTTGCGGAGGCCAATATCAAAACCCGAACCAGTTAAGGCAATAGCAGTAGTTGATGAGTATATTACGATCAATTATAAGGGGCAACCAATAAGCCTTCGCAAATCGGAGCTGCAGGCGTTTAATGCTCTGTCCCGGAAAGATAAGCGGGCAATGAGTAAACGGTTTGAGACATTACAAAAGAAAAAGCAGGTTATTTTTCAAGATATTAACGGTAAGGTAGTAGCGATTTGGAATAAAGACTATGAAAACAGAAGGCAAAACCCACGGCAACAACGTACTAATAAAGCTTGACCCAGAGAACAACTCTGTGCGTCTGAAAAGCGGATTGGAGCTTTACATAGACACGACCTACGAGGTAGAAAAGCATGTGACCATCATCGGGGAAGTCATGGCACTGCCATCAAAACTTCATTATTCAGGGAAGCCAAATATCGGGATGCCTTGGAAAACAGATATGGAATTAAAGATAGGCGATAAAGTGTTTATCTATTATCTTGCCGTAGCCAATGCTTTCCGAAAAGAAACATTCAATGCTATTGTTGAGGGAAATGCACGGTATATCTTTATCAAATACCAGTACATTTTTGCAGCAATACGGGATGGGAAATTATTTCCTATTAACGGCTATCTTTTGGTAGAACCATCAGAGGATCCGGATTGGCTGGCATTAAAAGAGAAACTTGGGAAAGCGGGTCTTGAACCAGTAAAACTAAAAAGTTTTTCAAATACTGATGTCAATTATGGCATTGTACGTCATATCGGAAAACCGGTTGAGGAATATGTCGATAAGTATTCTGACAGGGGAGTGAACGTAGAGATAGGGGATATTGTTGTTACAAGAAGAATTACCGATATTCCGCTCGAATATGAACTCCATCAAAAGGCCGATGGCGGCAAAAAGTTTTGGAGAATACAGCGCAAAAACATTTTAGCAGTATTAAAATCATGAAATTGAAACCTTATGAATTTAGCTGTCCCTCATGTGGAAGTGCATGGACAAAAGACGAACTACAAACGCTTAATAAAACAGGCTGTCCGGGATGTGGTAGAAAATTTGAGCTTGAATATTATCTTTACGAAGAAGAAGATATTCACCCGGGCTGGGAGGAGAAATGTTATGAGCGACTAAAGAAAGAATACGATCCCCCAGAGGGATTATCGGAAAAGGAAGAAGAATTGTTTCGGGAAATACAGAATGACGAAAGAGGATGAAAACTCAATTTTCAGATAAGGAGTTTCAGTCAATGCTATTCAACCCAATACGGGTCCCGGATGGAGAAAATATTTTGAAGGTTTATAAAGACCTTGGAAAGATCAGGGCTTTTAAACTCGATCCAGGCGAAGGGATTGCAAACAACAAACTCCTTAAATGGATATTCTGTGTTTACGACAAACAATCTCCTTATCGGAAAAAATTCACTGATATTCTCAAAAGGAAAGTCGAAGCAGCACATGATGTAGGTTTTGAAGATATAGGTGGTGGAGTGTTCACAGATCCAGTGGAAGATTTTTTAAAAGGCCGAAACAGGGTTGTGAATATGAAAATTGTTGAGTTTGTAAGGCTACACCGCTCATACAAATTTTCGTACCAAATAACCGTAGAGGCAGCCTATTACAACCTAATGCTCGAGATCCTTGGCGGCGACACAAAGAACATAACAAAAGCCAGGGAATTAAAGGATGAACTGGAAGACAACCTGATAGAACTCTTAAACCAGGATACAAATTCTTTACTTAAAGATGAGATACTTCGCTACATGGAGAACGAAAGGTTACAGTTGCGCCCGGAGGATATTGCAAAGAAGTTGCAGGACGGAGAGGCGCCAATTTCAATAAAGAGCTTATGAGAGTAGTCGGATTTTATCATTGCCTTTTGATCAACCACTGGTACTCAATACTCATGGGGCAGTTGAGGATAATGATAAACTCCGGTTTATATGATCGCTGTGAGGAAATAAACATCGGGTGCCTTGGTAAAGCAGAGGAAAAGTTTTTGCTCGAGAAGCATGTTGTGAATGTTTATTCAAAATTAAAGATCAGGTATTATTCCCACGACATTTCCAAATACGAGTTTCCCACAATTCAATTGATCGAAAACGACAATTCAGAATATGTGGGGTTTTATTTTCATACCAAAGCAGTGACAAAACCTGCCGATACGGTTATTAATGTTTGGAGAGAATGGCTCAATGAGGCAATTCTAAATCGATGGTTAGAACATTATCAGAATGTGGCAGAGAAGGGTTATGGAGCATCAGGGGTGAATCCTATGCACAACCCGGACCATTATTCCGGAAACTTCTTTTGGTTCAACAGAGAGTATGTAAACGGCCTTCCAAAAATCTCAACACTTGATCAGGCATGGAGATACCATGCGGAACAATGGATATGTATGAACAAGGACAAGCATATTTTTAAAGGGGAGTTTAAGGAGCCAGGGAGGGATGTTTTTAAAATGCAAGGCAGATGAAAAACAAAGAATTAAAAATTTTATTTTATCCAGACCCTCTTTTACCTAAATGCAGGGTATTTCAAATCTGTAATGAGTATGGCATAAAATTTACAAATAACTCAAAAGAAAAATATGATCTTCATATTTTTTGGAGCTATACAAAAAAAGATATTATTCCGGATAATTTTACTCTTACAGATAAAAATGTTATTAATCGTGGGTGTTGGGATATTGGCAAAGAAAGAGTAAATGAGATATTTGGAGACTTAACCATAGATCCCAGGTTACACAAGGGCGTTTGTGTGGAAAAGTCTATTTATCAATCTCGTCATGATTTGCATAAAATAATAACATGTCCTGCACCCAAAAAAGAGGGATTTATTTATCAGGTATTTATTGAAAACAAAGACAAGGATTTATATTACAGCTATCGCTATTACTATGCCGAAGGAGCCGGACTTCTTGTAAAGCAGTTTAAAACAACTCCTTTCGCATCGCAATATGTAAAGCATGAGATTGTTGACAAAAGAAGCCTTTTTACACTTGAGCAGGAAAGGGACCTTGTTAGCAGGTGTAATAAGTTTGGTGTTGATTTTGCCGGACTGGATCTTATGGTTTATGACGGAAACCCTTTTGTTATTGATGTAAACAATATTATTGGGGGCGGACTGGTGTTGGGGCTAACGGGGACGGAAGTAGAAAGAAAGGTTCATGAATTTTATGCAAAATATCTTTATTCAAAAGTATGATTGTCCAGTCAGTAGCAATGCCGGTATATAACGCAAAAGAAATTGCGTGGCTTCCAATGGAGGGATTATGCAACCAGGTAGTGCACCATGAGTGGGAATTAATTATTTGTGAGGAGCGGCATAAAAACCAATTAGGACCAAAGTTTTTTTATGATTATTTTGACCGATTGCCAAGGTGCAGAAAAATAACTTACATAGGATTGGAGGATTGGGTGCCATTATCGCAAAAATGGCATATTATGGGCAGGGCAATAGATAGTCATAGTATTTCATTTTTACTTCAAGCAGCAGATGTTTATCCCTCATCAAAAAGACTATCAACCAACCATAATGCCATAATACAAGGAGCTGATTGGGTAGATATATGCAAGGGTTACTTTTATAGTTTTGCATTAAAAAAAATGATTTTATATGACGCAAAACAAAGAACAAACCTTTCTATGGCTTTTAAGTCTGAGTTTGCCAGGAAGATCCCGGAAAGCAATCTTGAGCGTTTTATCGATAATCATTTGATGAGCGTTATCCTGTCTCAAAAACCAAAAGCAATAATAAAACATTTGGATATTTTATTTGAAGATGCCATTGAGACAGATGGTTATAATCAAATCTCAAAAGGGCGCATCGAATATTACAAGACTATAAAACCTCCATTCAAAAACACAGATAAAAAATTAGCCGAAACAGGACTACCCGACTATATTAAACAAAAAATGATGACTTTATGAAAATATTTGCATGCCTATTTGTATATAATGAAAGACCATATCTTCCGGAATTTATTGAATATTATCGATCTCAGGGATGTGACTTCGTTTTTGTAGATAATATGTCAACTGATGGAACTTATGAGTATTTGTTAAAGCAACAAATGAGGGTTGTTCGGTTTGATACAAATGGTATGTTTGAGTTGCCCATGCTTCAAAAAGCACTCATTCAGGAGATACACAAAGTTAAGCCAGATTGGTTTATTTATACTGCTGCAGATATGTATTTTATTTTTGATGAGCCCATAAAGGAGATGATCTGGCATGCCGATAAACAGAATTATAATTATTTACTCCTAAAGGTTCTTGAAGTGGTTAATACAGGAGAAAAGTTTGCACTTCCTATGCAAGACCATTTCTTTTACGGAATACCCCAGGCAAAAGTAAGGTATATGGTTGCAAAATATCACCCGGATTTTAAAATTGGAGCTGATGCAATATCCCTGCCAGAGCAAAGACCAAAAATGGTTAATGGGGTAATTGTCAATTATGGAGCATGTAAGCCAAAAGAGCAAAGCATTGAGAAGTTAAAAAGAAGAAGAAAGGCTTGGGAAAATGGCATGCACAAGGTCTGGGGTGGTCATTATCTTGATTGGGAGAAAAGAAATTGGATTTGGGATAAAAAAGAATGTGTTTATATTCCAGACACCCAATACTGGAAGTATATTCAGAAAATAATGACAAAATGATGAAACTTTACATTATTTGTGTAGCCTTTGAGCGGGCAATACCGCTCCGAATAATGATCGATTGTTTGCTAACTCAAACAAACCCTAATTGGGAGTTGCATATTATTCACGATGGACCAGCATCAGACAAGATCAAGAAAATCATTAGCAGTTATTGTGACCCGCGAATAAAGTTTGAAGAAACACCAAAGAGACTCGGGCAATACGGACATCCAAACCGGAATTATGGATTATCGAAACTGGCTTTCAACCATAAAGATTTTGTGCTTATTACCAATGATGACAATTATTATGTGCCTAAATTTGTAGAGTATATGTTTAATGCGGCAAAAACTCAGGTAGGTATGGTTTATTGTGACACTGTGCACAATTACATTAACTATGATGTTCTCCAAACTCATATCAAAGTTGGACAGATAGATATGGGGTCGTTTATTGTCCGGGTTGATGTGGCGAAGAAGGTGGGATTTGACAGCGTAAAGGTAGAGGCCGATGGTATCTATGCGGTAAAATGTTCAGAATATTGCAGAAAATCAAATTTGAGAATAAGAAGCATAAAGCGCCCGCTATTTATACACAATTGACTATAAATGAATCCATTATATCTCATAAAACGCTATGGAAAGGAAGTTGACCCTCGGATACTTGGGGAGTATGACGAGGCCGACAGGTATTTATGGGTAAACACGGACGATAAAGACCTTACTCCAATACGAATAGACCTTCCCGCGCCACCGGAATATCATTTGATCGATGGATTTGGCGTACCGGCAGAGCAACAGAAGTGGCAACCGCCCAAAATACCGAAAAGACTAAAGGAATTACAGTCAAAATTTGAAACCCTTGATGAGATTTGGGAGGAGCTTGAGAATAATAAGGACATTTATGACAAAGAGATCGAGTTTATTGAGAAAGCATGGTACCACAGGCTAAATGGATACTGGTTTTTCAATAATGGCAAGCCTACATACATTGATGGATGGCATTATTTCTATTGCGGATGGTGGAATATTGATGTTGGACTGCCAAAATACAGGGACCGGGACCGAAGGTTCTTCTTATTTGCCCGGAAAATATTCACTGAGACAAAAGCCCCTGAGTGTAATGCAAAGGGGTTTGCTGTAAAAAACAAATACGGCGACTATGAATGGATAGAATTTGGCAAAAGGCTCTTTTATGGTTTCAACTACCCTAAACACAGACGTGAAGGAGCGACATATAAGGCTGAATGTATTAACTACGAGATTATAAGCCGAACGCTTGGTGCGTGGGGAGGTATTCAGTCCATGAACGATGTTCAGGCCCGCAAATGCTTTCTAAGGCACCTTGTAGGCCCATGGAAGAAACTGCCATTCTTCTTTAAACCGAACTATGAAGGATCTACTTCTCCAAAAGCAGAGCTTTCCTTTGCACCACCGGCAAAAAGACTATCCTCCCGGGGATCATTATCAATGTCAGAGCTTGGTCTTGAATCAGGAATAAACTTCGAGATGGCCGATCCGTCAGCGTATGACGGGGATAAGCTTTATTTTCATCATGACGATGAGGTTGGAAAGCTGAAAAAAGGTCTTTCGTGCTGGGACCGGCACACGGTTGTCAAAGAGTGCCTTGTAATGGGATCGGAGATCATTGGTTTTACCATAAAAACCTCAACAGTCGGCGAGATGGAGCGTGGGGGTGGTCGGATATTCAAGCATCAGTGCCAGATGAGTAATTATTATGAAAGAACACCCAATGGACAGACACGATCAGGGCTTGCAGTATTATTTATGCCAGCAGATGATGGATTACAGGGGTTTATTGACGAGTATGGCATGAGTATTATTCACAATCCTACAAAACAGCAGGCAGAGTTTATTGGAAGAAGGATTGGGGCGAGAGAATACCTTATGAACCGGCGCAAAGGGTATATCGATGCCGGGGATCAGGAGGGTTTATCAGAAGAAATAAGACTTTACCCATTACGGTTTGCGGAATGTTTCAGGACAGCAGCAAAATCTTCCGGGTTTAACATGCACAAACTTGAATCATACATTGATGAGTTGTCTTTTGCCAAGGGACTTACTGTAAGGGGAGATTTTGTCTGGAAGAACAACGAAAAAGACACAAAAGTAGTCTTTGTACCGAAAACAAATGGCAAGTTTATTGTTAGTCACCAGCTAAATGAGGGCGAATCAAACAGGAAATGGTGGAGTGACGAGGAAGAGTGCTGGAAGCCTGGGAACATGCAATGGGGAGTGGCCGGAGGAGACCCATTTAAGTTTAACAAGACAGAACAAAATAGAAAATCCAATGGTGGTGGCGCAGTCATTAAGAAGGGCCAGATAAAAGATGGCGATTTTTCTATGAAAAGATCCTTTGCCTGTACTTATTCAAACAGAACCTTTGACAAAAACCTTTATGGCGAAGATATGCTGATGATGTGCGTTTATTACGGGGTGCAGATGTTCCCGGAAATAAACGTGCCATTCCTTTGGGACTATTTTGACAGTCGTGGATATAGCGGATACTTGCTTTACAAAGTGGATCCAAAAACCTTTGAGTTTGGCAAGACACCAGGAGGGCAGACCGGAGAAAAGATCAAGCAGGATATTTTCACGGAGTATATGACATGGATCGAAAATGAGGCCGACATAGAGAAGCATTCCGAGGTACTCGAGGAGTGCAGAGATATTGAGGGACCAGAGGATATGACCAATTGGGACTTATTTACAGCCGGAGGTTATGCGCTTCTTGGCACCCATGGCATCTATGACGAGATAGCCAAACTTGATAATGAGGAATATTCACTTGATAAGTTTGTCAAAAAAAGGAAATATCCCATGTACGCAAGGATTCATTAAATTATTGTAATTTTATACAAAATTTCCTGTAATGGCATTACCCTATTACGAACAATATACAACAGGCTCATATTCTTTTCCGGAAGATAATATCAACCCAAAGAAAAAGAACAAGGAATGGGCAAAAAAATATGGTGAGGCAATTATTTCCCTGTGGTTAAAAGATCGTACCTGTATCCCCTACAACAAGCTAAAAGAAATTTCTGAGTTAAGAGACCTGGCAAATGGCAATCAGGATGTCCTTCGTTATCAAAAAATACTCCTTGATGAAAGCGAGGCAGATGGCAGCATGGAAGGGTATATGAATGTTTCCTTTGATGTATTTTCCGTAATGCCAAAATTCATGCGTGTCATTGAGGGCATGATGGAGCAAACAGAGCATCAGGTAGTCGCTACTGCCGTTGATCCGAAAAGCACAGGGGAGAAAGAGGAATTAAAGTTACGCACAGCCTTTAACATGAAGTTCCACGACATAGTTAGTGAGATCGAAAAGGGGCTTGGCATTGAAAGCGGCGCACAGTTTATGCCAGAATCGGTTGATGAGCTTGATCTTTATTCCGGCATGGGAGGATTTAAACTGAGCAGGGAGACCGAGTTGGAAGAAGGGCTTGATTATACGTTTTATATATCCGATTGGAAGGAAGTTAAGCGGAGGCTTATAAGAGATTTTGTGACTTTTCATGCCTGTTGCGCAAAAGACTATACAGATAATTTTTCTAAGAAAGTTAAAAGCAGATATGTTGATCCGGTAATGTTTATTGGACAGAGATCAAAGTCTTATGATTCTAAAGGTATGGTCTGGGCCGGAGAGCTTTTGCAGATGTCAGTAAACGAGATTGCAAAACAGGATCCAAATGTGGATATTGCCGAACTACAAAAAGCCGCAAAGAAGTTTAATGCAGTAAATGGCAACCCACAGCTTAACGATATGGACCTTGGGGCGGAATTTTCAAAACTTACCAGTACTTGTAAGTGGAGCGATTTCATGCTCGATGTTTTGGATTTCGAGTTTAAGTCTGTTAATAGCGAATATTGGACGACAAGGAAGAATCAGTACGGGGACGAGCTTACATACGAAGAAGAATGGGGAACGGTTAAGGCTACCGATAAGCGCAAAACAGATGTTTATGATATTCACGTTGTCTATAAAGCCAAATGGGTTGTCGGAACAAACATTGTCTTTGATTTTGGGTTGCAGCATGACATACCAAGGCCCGGAGATAAAGAAGTAAACCTTTCCTATCATTTTTACAGTCGTCCGGATAAAGCTATTGTTCAGTCTGCAGAGCCCTGTCTTCACCAAATAGCACTTGCTCACATAAAACTACAAAACGCACTTGCACAAGCAGCCCCTTCGGGAATATCGATAGAATATACTGCACTGCAAAACATGAAGCTTGGCGGCAATAAGATGGAGCCATTGGAGCTTCTGCAGATGCGCAAGGAAACAGGTGATCTTATTTACAAGGCAACAACCCACAAGGGGCAGCCAAACATTCCCGGAGGATACCGGCCAATACAGGAGTTACAAGGAGGTATTGGAGGACAGCTTGACGAGTTTATAAAGATTTTCGATTTATATATCAACTTCATCAGGGAAGTAACCGGAGTAAACCAGATCGCCGATGCGTCAAACCCTAACCCAGAACAGTCTGTAGGAGGTTCAGAATTAGCCATTGCCGCAACAAATAACGCATTAAGACCGATATATGCAGCTTATATCAACGTAAAGGAAAGGGTGGCTAAGAACGCAGCTATGCGCATGCAACTCTTAATAAAACATAACAAAAAAGCTTATGAAGGATACATCCCGGTCCTTGGCAGAGTAGGGGTACAAATAGTAAGCGTTAGCGCAGACGTTGTTGATGCAAACTATTATATCAAATACGAGGCAAAACCCACAGAGAAACGCAAGGAAGTTATTTTACAGGCAGCCATGACAGCCATGACACCCGATCAGGACGGAACGAAAAGTATTGAGCTTTCAGATTTTCTCCTCATCGAAAGACTTCTTGAAAATGGAAACCTGAAATATGCCGAAGCATTTCTCAATTATCGAAGCAGAAAGAACAAAGAAAAACAACTTCAACTGCAAAGAGAAAACATGCTTTTGGATAAGCAGAGGGAATTGGAGGGAATACAATTAAAGAATCAGACGGAAATTGAAAGGCTTAGGATTGAGACAGACGAAAAGATAAGATACAAAGCAGCGGAGTTGGAATTAACAGAGAAATACGAGGCTATAAAGTTTGAAAGAGAAAAGGAAATGATTGCGTTACAGACAACTATGAACGCAATAGAGAAGACGGCAATTCCGCAGGGTGCGGCAACAGGACAATCGGCAAAATAATTTTCATAAATTTGTAAAACTTAAACACTTGCTATGAGTAAAAAAATTCCAGAAGGCAGACAGGCAGAATTTGAGGCGTTGAAAGGCATTGAGGGTATTGATGTGGGCGAACTGATGAGTCAGATCGGAGAAACACCACCTCAGAAGACGGAGCAGCCACCAGTGACCCCGGCAGCCCCGGCAGTCCCGGCAGCACCTCCGGTAGAAAATAAACCAACGAGCGAAGCAGGATCCAAACCTGACGAGACTGGCATACTGAAAGAGATTTTCGGTGATCAGTTTACTTCAGTGGAGGATCTGAAAAAAATAAATATCCCGGAAAGACTTAAAGAGGTTGAGACGCTGAGACAGCAGATCGAATCTCTTTCTGCAGAAAAGGAAGAATTGAGCAGCAAGCTCTCTATAAAGCCAAAAACAAATTTCGCGAATGATGACGTGGCTTTATTCAATGAGTTTGTAAGGAATACGGGAATTAAGAGTTTTGATGTTTTCAGCAGGCTTAACAGCGCAGATATGGCAAACATGGATGACATGGATGCTATTGTGCTATCAAGACTTATGGAAAACCCAAATCTCGCCAGTAGGGAACCACAGCTTCGCAAGCACATCGAGAAGACGTTCAATGTGGATCCTGAATCAGTTGAAGAAGATGAATTGGAGGTTAATAAGATTGGTTTGGCCGAAGAAGGCCATAGAGCCAAAGTTAAACTCCAGGAGTTGAAAGGGAAATTAAAACTTCCCGAACCTGTCCAGGATGAGGATGTAAAAGATCAGAAATGGACCCCAGAGCAGGAAACACAGGCAAAAACCATTTGGAGTACTGCAAGCAGGGCAATGGGAGAGAAATTATCTCAGATACCCCTTTACCTTCCCGGATCGAAAGAGCCTTTGACAAATTTCGTTGTTTCGGAAGATGTTATGAAGGCTATCGAATCAGAAGCCATTAATAACGCCGTAGGCAAACGCATGGATGCCAGTAATGATAATATCACAAACACGGCTAAGTTTATGTATTCTGAGATCATCATGAGGAATTTTGATAAGATTTTGCACACCGTATTTGAGAAAGCGCGAAGTCTTACAGATAAAGAGGTAAGGGAGAAATATCACAATCCTTCTCCTATTAGTCCGGAAGATACGGCAGGTAAGCAAGTCGAACAGCCTGATGAGAGGGATGAGCAAGCCAAGAAGATTTTTGAAGCCGAGATGGGCAGGATCTAAACAGTAAGTAAGAGGCGAAAGTATTTATGTAAAACATTTTAAAAACATTTTAATAAAATGGGACCAGAAGCTATTGCACAAATATACGCCTCTGACATCGTATCAGGCTTTGATATTCACAAGCCAGAAAATCAGAACGTGCTTTTCAGCCGTTTTGGAGATCAGGGAGCATCTTATTTCCAGCTACTCAGATCCATGGGATTTGAAGAACAAGTATCGCTGGATGAATATGGACACTGGGAAGAAAACCGTATCCATGAAATAATTCACGTAAAAGAGAATGTGGTACAGCCGGCAGTCGGCGATCCTATTTCATTTACGCTTGACACTATTGACCTTGACGTAAACAACAATTATTATCCTCGTCTTTGGGATCAGATATTATTCCAGAACGAAGTACCGGGATCGATTGTTGACATTGACGTTACCGATCCGACAGCACCGATAATCACTTGCGAACCCAATGAGGTTTCTGATCAGTTTCCTGCACTTACAGCAGGTGATGAGCTTGTGATCTTTACCGACGCTTGGTCAGAAGGATCAGGACAGCCGGACGCAGCCCTTCGGGGAGTATGGAGATATGACAATGTGGCTCAGATCATCAAAGAAACCATTGGTAACACCGGAACAGAAATGGTGAACCAGACATGGTTTAATGTGACATCCAGAGGACAGGCTATTCCCGCATATTATTTTCTTGGTCAGGTTGACATTGACTACAGAATGGCACTGAAAATTGACGGTGCACTTCTGTGGAACAAGATCACAACCAATACCACCGGACTTATTGACCCAGATACCGGAAGGCCGATTAAGACAACCGAAGGTCTGGTACCATATATCCGCAGGGTAGGAAACGAACAGTCATATACATCAGGGGCATTTGACATTGATGAATTTGACGAAATGGACAATACCCTTGACCGTGAACATGCAGGGAATTACATTCTTGGCCTCTTGGGGATAACACTTCATCAGGACATTGAAAATTCACTTGTTACCTATTTTGCCAACACAAACATCAATTATGCAAAACAGGCAACTAATTCGGTGCTTTTCAACAGCAATGAAGCTCTGAGTGCATCGGTCAACTTTACTTACCTTACGAAGTCCGAAAGGACGTTCCTTATGAAAAGGATGGGCGTTTTCAATAATCCGAAACTCTATGGTGCCGCAGGATATGAGGCTCCGCAGTTAGGTATTTGGATGCCTATCAACAGACGTAAGGATCCTGTTTCCGGTAATATGGTTGCATCAATAGGATGCCGTTACCGTGGTCTTGGTAAGTATAACCGCAGGATGGAAGTATGGCAGGTAGGTGGCGCAGGCGAAGGTCTGAAAGTCACAGAATTTGACAGCAGGAACACTTATATGCGTGCACATATCGGCGCACATTTCCGTGGTGGAAACCAGTTTCTTCTTATGGAACCCTCCTAAGAGATCCAGATATGGACGGCTGCCGGTGGCCGAGAAACACCGGCTTTTTTAATAAAAAATAAATATTGAAATGAAAAAAGCTACAAACAAACCATGCCCCGGATCGAAGATAAAAAGCAAAGGGCAGGGAATGGGGCTTGGCAAAGGACAAGGCCGGGGACCAATTGGAAGACCAGTAGGCCGCAAGAGAGCAAAATAAAAGAATGATTAACTAATTAATACAAAAGTTATGTTATACAAGAATGATGAGATGTATCAGTTGGCACCGAACGACATGAAACCGCTTTATGACAAATTTAAAAGGTTTCCTTTGAAAATTGTTTATCCGGAAGGGAGAGTAAAAAAAAGCAGGACCGCACAAAACAAATTGCCTGATAAGCCTAATTCTATGTCTTTCCCATTAAGGTCCGTTGTTCATACACCTACCGGCTCAGAGGTATGGAGATATGCGAATAATGTGATCGTCAAAGAGCATGGAGTGAGAAAGTTTGTCCCGAAAAACTTACGGTTTAATGGAGCGCTTGTACTCGAAGAGAAGGACAAAGAGCTTGCTTGGTTTCTTTATATGAAGTCGCAGTTTTGTCAAAATGGGAAAAGTCCCGGGAAAACGCATAAGTTTATGTTTGAGGACCTCATTTCCGAAGCAGAAAAGAGAGCCGATGCTGAATCGCTGAGATCACAGGCAAGCGCATTGATATTTGGGAAAGATATTGGACTGCCAGAAGAACGACTGAGAGCTATTGCCAAGTCGTATTTTGTGAAAAATGTTGATCAGTTGACATTTCCACAGGTGAAGATTGCCCTTGATCATGTTATCAAAAGAAATGGCGACAAAGGTTATGCACATTTTATTGACATCTCCGGATCGGAAGATTATCTGAAGGTAAGAGTGAAGATCCAAAGCCTTATTGATGCCGGAAGAATCAAGTTTGACGGATCGAAGAAGGAATGGCAGTGGGTTGAAGCTGGTAAGAAGGTCGAAGGAATATGCAAGATAACTCCGGGATCAGACCCGCACCAGGTCCTTTTGGACTATTATAACGGCAACAAGAACTTTCAGGAGATGGTTGATCTTGTTGGAAAGGCAAGGAAAACGAGAGTTGTTGTCAGTGAAGACGTGGAGACATGAAACATTGAACGATGAGAATTATCTTTCATTTCAGGCTATGATTTTAGACACCGGGTATGTTATCGCATCCGGTGTCTTTGTTTGATAGAAATTTGATTAATTTTACAATAAAAATTATAAAATCATGGGATACCAAAACTTTAAAGACCCTAAACAGATAATAGCCGGAGGTGCAGGGAACCCCGAAGCTTTTGATATTATTGAAGGAGGGGTAAATGAAGACCTCGGAGGGAGGATTGTAACTACTTTCATAAGCTTAGATGCGGCAGGCGGCACCTTCGATGAAATGGAGGAGCAAACAACTATTGCTCATGGTGGGAAAGCAGGAGCATCGACACCCGTAGCGGCAAAGTATTTGACATACACCTATCCTTACAATATATTTTTCCCGGGACGGTTTACGAAATTAGTTCCTGCTGCCGGATGTAAGTTTCAAGTATTCTTTTTAAAGTAATATTCTTATGGCAACATTACATGATACGCTCACTCACAACGCTGTAACAAACATAAATGTTGGTGCATCAAATACGGATCATGGGATAATAGTTGCATGGTCGGCGATACGAGGTGCTTTAAGGAGGGCAGGGCGTTTTAGCATCCTAAATAAAGGAGCGCTTGACGCTCCGGATTATAACCCTGATTCATTTGGCGATGATGTGGGGCTTTCGATAGCCGCAGACAATAATGCAGGTGTGTTCAGGTTAAACTGTACAGTTGATAACGCATCCGTAGATGATATTACTTTCAATTACAACTTATCAATCATTACGTTATGAAAAAACTGATTTTCCTATTCATATTGTTTTTTGTAGGGATCATGGCTTATTGTCAATCAACCAGGCTTATGGAATCTAATTTAACCCTAAAAAAGACAACACCGACATTTTATCTACAGGGATCGGGAGCCAATATCAATTTCAATAACGATTTGTCTCTTACTCAGTCAATAAACAAATTGACGCTTTCCGGAGGAAATTTTGATTTGGGTAGTAATAATTTATTAATAACAGGGGGAATAGGTAATTCAATAGATCGAGTATCGTCTATTTATGTGACAGGATTAACGGCGGTAAATTATTATAGTAATTTAGGTGCCTCATCAATAGGGACAATAGCAGATAGGATTTTAAAGGGGTGGTTTACCAGCATAGAAATATCAACCGTACCTACAATTAGTGGTGTTGCGATGCCAGTTGCAAACTGGAACACAGCCTACACGGATAGGCTTAAATGGGATGGTGGTAATACTGATCTTATCGCTGCAGACGGACGAACATCCCTTGGAGCAACAACAGTTGGATCAGCATTCTTTATGCTGCCTAATCCCTCAGCAATAACCTTTCCGCAAATAACAGCTACAAATGGAGTTAATGCATTAAGTGCGGCAGACTTCCGGACAGCAACGGCAACGGTAGGAACAGCAGATAGTACCGGAGTATCTGAGGGTAATTATATGCCACGCTTACAAACAGCAGAATTAGTTAATGATACTATACAGGAAAGGTTAGATAATGCAGTAATAGGTATTGCATTAGCAGATACAACAGATGGTGCAAGTGATAATGATTATGTTGCTACACCCTCTTATGTCCAGGGATATATAGGATCAGGTGGTGGTGGCTCTTTTACGGGTGATATATTAAAGTTTATTATAGGGACAACCACAGGTGCTCCATCTTCGGGGGATAGTACTATTATTCATTCAGCATTTATAGGTAAACAGCTTGATGTATATAGACGAGGTGATTTACATTGGTTTCATACGGGTGCTATAAATACAAGAGATAGTAGTTATCGTATAAATGAAGATACAATATTTGTGAGACCTGATTGGACAGATGATGAATGGGTTGAAATACGAATAAGAGAACCTATTTCATGGAATTATTTGTCATTAGAGGGTCAGGAATCACCATTACTTGATAGTTTAGCTGTTTATTATAAACTTGATGAGACAAGCGGTACAGCGGGAGCGGATGCAAATGATATTCAGGAAGCTGTTTTAGGTGCTGCCACAACAGCAACTACGGCACACGCAAAGTATAATTACAATAGGCATATTGGATATAAAAGTCAGATTAGAGTGCCTTATAATGTTAATGTTAATCCTGATGCATTATTTACAGTATCTGCATGGATATGGGCTGATTCAATAGGTGCTTCAACAGCAGATTATATTTTTGCAATAACAAATACTGCAACACCAGTACTTACTCATAGAGCTTATATAGATACAGATGGTAAAATAATGTTTAGGACATATAATTCTACTGGAACAGAATATAGCTCTATATCTACTGCAGCAATTTCAGATAGTACTGTATATCATGTAGTTTTCGTTCATAGGGGAGATGGAAAAACTAATTTAATATATGTTAATAATGTTGACGTAACGACAGCTTATGATGCTAATTATACATTTAGCGGAACATTACACTCATCTAATTCTAATATATATTTCGGTAATTATACTACAAATGGTGCATTAAACTTTCGTGGTTATATGGATGAATGCGCTATATGGCATCAGGCATTTACACCAGCCGATGTAACCTTGTTATATAATTCAACAACAACCCATCCATTTACTGAATGAGAAATGTATTTATCATATTATTTCTTTTTATTGGACTGATTCTGAATAGTCAGGATAAAAATTATTATATATCTAATTCAGGAGATGATGGTAATGATGGCGAAAGTCCTGCTCAGGCATGGAAAACTATCAGACAATTAATATCTGTTACATATCAGCCGGATGATTCTATACATTTTAATTGTGATGCTAAATGGATATTATCAATACACTCAGATACAACACTTAGGCTTAGTGGAAGTGGAACTTCCGGACATCCAATTGTTATAACATCTTATGGTACGGGAGAAAAGCCTATTATTACAGCAAGGGATACAGTTGTTGGTTGGTCGGGTGCGAGTAATTGGTCAAGGCCATGGGAGGCAACAAGACCTAACGTATGGTATCAGGAAGAAATAAGAACACCTTCTTATTGGACAGCAATAAGATTATGGATTGATAGTATTGAAGTTGAGAGACCTGAATCATTCCCACCAACAGCATCAAAACCATGGTATTGGAATGGTGATGATAGTTTATTTATTTATTCTGAAACAAATCCAGCAACGACATTTACTTATATTGAAAAGGCAACATCATCATATTCAGGGATATATCTCAATGGGGTTAATTATGTTACTATTAATAATCTTGATATTGAACATGCATATATAGGGGTGATAGTTGATGATGCAGATGGAATAGTGATAGATAGTTGCGATATTAAAGGATTTTATGGAATAAATGCTTATGCATCTGTTGATACAAGAGATGTAGAAATAAAGAACTGCAATTTTGATACAGAAAATACATTTGTTTCAGATTGGGAAGCAAAATATACCGGAGATGGCATTAAGGTTGGTGGTATATCAAATACATGGTCTATACATGATAATTACTTCAAAAATTGGGGACATACATCTATTGTTCTTGAAAGTACAGACGCAGATAGGATTGACAATGTAAAAGTTTATGATAATGAGATAACTGCTCCTGATGTTGATTATGGAGGTTGGCTTGGTGTGCTTTATACTAATGGTGATGGTAATGAGATTTATCGTAACTATATACATAATATACAGGCACGAATGCAGGTACAAGGCGAGAATTTAAAGTTCTATTATAATATCATTGATACAGTTAATGCACCAGCACATTACCCTAAAAATATTAATGCGGGAGGCGGTTTATGGATAGGAGGACTTACGCCAGGAACGGCAAATAATATGAAGTTTTATAATAATATAATTGCTCATTGTGAAGATTATGGCATTGGGCTTATACATGGTGCAACTTATACTGATAAGTATGATAATGAGTTTATCAATAATATTATTTATGCTTGTGATGACACTGCAATTTATGTATCAAGTGGAGCAACAGTTTTAGATAATGTATTTAAAAACAATCTTATATATACTTTAGGTGCAACAAATATAATTTATTATCGGGGCACACCCAATATTTCAGTTGCTACATGGAATAGTGCAGATATAAGTGGAGATATTATAGAAGATAATATTCAGGATGCGCCAATGTTTCAGGCGGGGAGTTATGAATTACAATCTTTTTCTCCCGCCATTGATACGGGTATAGACGTGGGGTTGACAAGCGATTATGGACAAAAAGAAGTACCATGGGAAGGAACAGAGGTTGATATAGGTGCTTATGAATATTATGGTACTCCAACAACAGGGAATAAAGTTTTTGCAACACCTGACGCAATAAGAACAAGGTTTATGAAAACAACAGACGGGAAATTTATAATAATTATACAATAAACCATGAGTATTTGTATAGGAACAGCAATAGGGATACCTTTTAGCAGACAAGTTGGAGAAGCATCACCCTGGACTATTGTTTCGAGTGGACTATGTTGGTATAGAAAAGGAGAAAGGGATGGAATGTATGTTATTGACTTTTCTTCAGACGGTGGTGTTACATGGGAACTTAATATAGTACAACTTGAACTTGATGAGGATAGTATAATAATGACTATTGATGATGGAGTGGCAGGATACAGGCAACAGGTAAGAGCATGTGTTTATTATATAGATAATGAATTAACGCCATTAGGTTTTGATGGGGTTGAAGATACAGATTGGGAAACAGTTTATAGTACATCAGTAATATAATTTAAAGATAATATGAAAAAGATTTTAATTACAATATTATTTATGCTTGCTGCCATAGGTGCTTATGGGCAAAACAGATTTAAATATCCTATACATGCCAATGGTGGGATACGAATAGGTGGCAATACACTTGATTTAATTGATTCAGTTAAATTAGTGACAGGAGAAGTTGTAATATACATTGGTGGTGCTTCTTATACTACTACTGGTGCATCTATACTTGATGTAAGAGGCGAAATAGAAGATAGTTTAAATGTATTACGTCCATTAGTTGTAATGGTTGCAGATACAAATACTATGCTTGTGCCATATATTAACAGGGCAGATACAGCAGGTATGTTGACTAATTATATTCTAACAAGTGAAGCAAATGCCGCTTATGCCAATAAAGCATTATCAAATCTTGCCAGTGTAGCAATAAACACTAACCTTCTTCCAAATGCAGCAGGAACAATAGATTTAGGTAGTGCAACTTATCCTTTTGATGATGTTGATTTAGATTCAGCGAGTGTTATCAGATTCAACAATGCCGAAACAATAACTCATTCAGACGGTACTTTAACAGTTGGTGCAGATTTAGCACTTGGAAGTAATAACCTGACAATAGGAGGAAGTATATCGACTCCGACAACAATAACTACATCAGGGCTTGTAACAGCTAATTCTTTGAATGTTGGAGGTACTTCTCTTTCGATTGACTCAATAGGATTAGTTAATAGTCGAATTGCTTTCTATGATGGTGCTGATACATTAGGAGTACATATTATTGCTTCGGATATTGAAGATTTAGGAGATGTTGCAGTTTTGGTTGGTGATACACTTGTTACTACAAGAGGTCAATACTACACTCAGCGACAAGTCGATAGCATAATGGCTAATGTTGCATGGGATAGCACATATATTTATTATAGACATGATTCGCTCCTTACTGCATTTACTGATTTACAAACAGAGATAACATCTGTATTGCCACCAACATTTGAAAGTGCAGAGGTTGGTGATAGTGCTGCAAGGCTTTTACGAGTTGTAATGTCTGAAAATTTAGTCGCTGATTCTATTCCGGCAACTACAACTTTTTATTTTGAATATGGATCAGAAGTTGATACTATTGATGTTACAAATGTATCCATATCAAATGATACACTATTTCTCGTACTTGATCAAACTCCACAAGCAGACACAACATTAAAACTTGCATACACAAAACCATTATTAGGCCCTTTGCAGGATAGTGACGAAAATGAAGTCAAGTCATTTACAAATAAGACGGTAACTAACAATGGGTATAGACCTATAATTAGTAAAATAGAAGTAGGGGAATTTGCGGATGATACTGTTTTGGTTGTCTGGAATAAGTATCTTGATCAAGATAGTGTGCCACCACAAACAGCGTTTACACTTAAAGAAGAAGGAACAACCTATGGTTTGAATGGCATAAGTATAGGACATGATAGTCTATTTATTGCACTTGATAGTATCTCACATAAAAACTTAACATATACGCTTAGTTATGCGAGAGACTGGCCTTATTTACAGGATAGCGCAGGTTATCACGCTGCACCATTTACAAATACTTCAGTAACTAATAATAACCAATCATCCTTACTTACCGGACTGGTAGCTTATTATAAATTAGATCATACATCTGGGACAACTGCTACTGATGAAATTGGAAGTAATGATGGTACTGAAGGAGGAACTGTAACCGAAGATCAGGCTGAAGCTATAAGTGGAAGAAGTGTTTTATTTAGCAATACTGGCTACTTTGACATGGGAAATACAGAGGATTTATCAGTAGGAGGCGAGGGATCAATATCTGTGTGGGTTTATTGCGTTTCTGATCCAACGACATCAGCAAATAATTTAGTAGGCAAAATAAATTTTACTACTGATCGTGAAGGGTATCATATATGGTTATACGGAACAACAGCTCCATATACAATAAGGGCGCAAATAGCAAGTTCAAGCGCACGTGATCAATTTGAACATACAACAACACTTACAACAGGACAATGGTATCATATTGTTTATACTTGGAGCGATAATGACAATATACATAAGTTGTATCTTAATGGTGGAGAACCTATTACAGATGCGTTTACTTTAACTCCGGTAACTAATGTAAATAATTTTAGAATAGGTAGAAATGATTATGGATCAATGGTTGGTTCTTATGTAGACGAAGTGGGTGTATGGTCGCGTGCTTTAACCGCAGACGAAATAACAGAATTATATAATGGCGGTAATGGGAAAACCTATCCATTTTAATATGAAAAAAATATTAATAATATTATTTATTTGTTTCAATGCCATTGTTCGTGCAAATACTTATTATGTAGCTACAACGGGGGATAATGGCAATGCTGGAACATTAGCGAGTCCATGGGCAACATGGCAATATGCTATGACTACAACTAATGTTAATCCAGGGGATACTGTTTTTATAAGAGGAGGTGTATATCCGACAACCGTAACAAATGGAGCAGGGATATGTCCAACTCGTGATGGGACAACAGATAATTGGATAGTTTATATTAATTATCCCGGAGAAACGCCCATACTTGATGGCAGTAATTCTGATCCATTAAGCCCTGTTGGTTATAAAAATGTTGGCATACGTGGAGATTCAAGTAATCCTATTTATTATGTAAAATTTCAGGGATTAACAGTAAGAAATTTTAAACAATATACTGCCGAGACAGGTTCTCAAGGAGTAGGTTGGTTTTTTAATTACGGAATTGTGGCAGTGGAAAATTGTGTTGCTTACAACTGTGAGGGTGCTGGATTTTATTCATCCTTTTCAGGTTCAAATGATGGTCAACATGTTTTTACTAATTGTGATGCATATAATATTTGTGATAGTCTTACTACTGGAAATGCTGGTACTGGTTTTGATGTAGTTAATCGTACCAGTACTACAGGTGAGACATATTTTTATAATTGCAGAGCATGGCATTGTTCAGATCAGGGATTTAATGTATCATCATGTGGTTATATTAAATGTGTAGGGTGCTGGTCATTTTGCAATACGAACATATTTATGCCCGATGGATCAGGCTATAAATTAGGCTGGATAGAGCAGCCCTCTGATGAATTAAGGCGTGAGGTATATAATTGTTTTGCTTTATATAATGACGGTAGTGGCTTCTTTACCAATGAGTGGTATGGTAATTATATATTAATTTCTCAATATTATAACAATATATCCTACGCAAATAAAGGTTCTGGATTTAATATAAGTAGGTTAAGTACTGGGTATGATGCAGATGAATACTTGAGGATATTTCGAAATAATGTGTCATACGGGAATGTATCAGGAAGTGTTTTTACCCGATCTGGTGCTGTATATACGCATGACCATAACTCATGGGACATATCAGGACTTACCGTTAATAATTTGGATTTTCAATCAATTGATTCAACTGGATTAACTGCACCAAGACAAGCCGATGGATCACTACCTGATAATGATTGCTATAATAAGTTTTTGCGATTATCATCTACATCTCAATTACGGGGAATAGGAGTTGATGTTGGATTAACTTATGATGCCGATTCAATATTATGGGGTACTCCCCCAAGTATAGGGGCTTACGAATATAATGATCCTGATCCCGGAGAGGAGATTGAACCACTTGTCATTTTTACAACTGGTGCATATCCGTCAAAAACAACTTGCTCAGTCGGTGGGAATGTATATGATGATGGTGGTGGAACTATTTCTGCAAGGGGTGTTGTTTGGAGTACTGGCGCAAATCCTGATTTGACTGATAATGTTGTTACTGTTAGTGGCACAACAGGTGCTTATGTGGCGAATATTACTGGATTAACCGAAGGATCAACATTTCATGTTCGAGCTTATGCCACAAATGAAGTTGGCACACAATATGGTGAAGATTTAGAGTTTACAACAAAGACAACATCATTTGTTAAAAATGGCATTAAGTGGGTATTTTATAATGGTAAATGGGTAAGAATATAAATATGTCAACCTTTAGCGACATATCAAAAAAGCTCTTATTAAGTCGGACATACAAGCCAAACTTAACTATGTCATCAGTTTATGCGATGAACGGAGAGGAATTGCTTTATAGGTGTAAGGCATTGGAATTACCTTGGGTTTCAAATCAACGTAATGTGAGTTGCATCCCGGAAGGAGAATACAATGCAGTTAAAGAACTGCACCAGACAAAAGGAAAGGTGTTCAGGTTGCTTTATGTCCGTGGACGTAGTGGAATACTCGTTCATGTGGGAAACTTCGTAGCAGGGTACCAGAAAGATTCAGAGGGGTGTATTCTTCCAGGTTTATATTTCTATGACCTGAATCAGGACGGGATGCTTGACGTTGCCGATAGCTCAAAAGCTATGGATGCGCTTTGGGATGTAATGGATGAAAAGTTTAAAGTTGTGATCGTATGAAAAGCACACTTAGAGAAATAAGCGAATGGGCAGTAATGCTTGGTATAATTGCAGCGATTGTTTTATTAATAATTTATAAAGGTTGAAATATTAATTTAAAAAAGAAAATGATGAAAAAGTTAATGATGTTTTTTGCTTTGATGTTTGTTCTTATTCTCCCGACTTTCGGTCAGGCTGTTGATCCTCCTACAAACTGGTTGGAACTGTTTGCAAATATAAACGTATGGCTTGGCTCCCTTGCAGGGGTAGCGGCTGTAACTGTATTCCTTGCAGCTTTCCTTAATACACTATTTAAGACTGCCGGATTCATGAAACAGATAGTAGCATGGTTAGTGGCACTCGTACTTATAATTGTCGGCAATCTTGTTAATATCGGGTTTATGGCTGAACTTAGCTGGCTTAATACTATTATATATGGTGTAGCTGCCGGATTAGTTGCTAATGGATTCTTTGATATAGAGCTTGTGAAAATGATTCTCCGGGCTTTAGGGATCGAAAAGGAGGTTTAGCGATGTATTACGTAGCTATTTTAATTGGTGCGGCCATAAGCCTTCTTTTAGGGTTCAATGAGGCACTAACAAAACCGGATTATAAGTTTTCTATTTTCTTTAAACAGAACATAGGATCGACTTTACTTAACATTATTTGCGGAGGAGTGCTTGTTTATGCAAAGGAAGAGATTGCATCTATTTACACTATCACATTTATCAGCTCCGTTGTCTTGGGAATGTCAGGACAGATGTTATTTAAAAAGGTGGCGAAGGTGTTTAATCCGGATAATTCGACAGTGGTAGGAATAAATAATAAGTGAGATGACTTAAAACTATTTGCGGTAATTATGATTAATACAATTAAAGATGACACTTGACAAAGAAAAGTATGTAACCCTTCCTCAGTGGGCATTATCCGGCTTGGTATCAATTATCCTTGCAGGGGTAACAACATGGGGTGTAATTTCCGCAAAAGCAGCTACACTTGAGCTTCGGGCGACTCACAACGAAAACAACATCGAAAGACTGCAAGGATCAAAAGTGAGCCGTGATGAGTTTAACCTTGTACTGGAACAGCTTAACCGGATTGAAAAGAAACTTGATGAGCATACAAAAGAAACGCAATGACAAAGCTACTTAAATACATTACCGGAGGACTGTTTGTCTTTTTGCTGATACTTGCTTTCTGGGGAGGATGGAAGGCGTAATAAAAACCAAAGGAGAACCAAACATGTAATACCGAACGAACCATGAACACAGAAAATAACTATGTCAGAATACACAATAAGTAATCGAACCACATGGGCAGTAAAGAAAATGATATGAAAAACTGGTATTTGGTAATAACACTCGTGGCAGTATGTTTCTGGGGAGGCTGGAAGGCTCATTCAAAGTTTCGACCATGCCCGGAAGTACAGAGGGATACGATAAATGAATTTGACAAATAATTTTAAAAAAAAATAAGGAAGTGACACTATTCGACATGTATAGCCTGATGGAACTAATCTTAAACAAAGATTACGGTGGCAATGTGCTAACTCCGGAAAGATTTCGTCAGTTAATAAAAGTTGTCAATATCGACAAGTTCAAAAAGAAGTTTGGATTGCCGGAGGAGTATCAGCCAGGGAGACCGGTTCCAAGGGAGTATGTTGAGATCACGCTGAAGAATGCAGACGATTTGAGGAAGTTTAAAGCCACTCCATTGATAAACACTCCGGCAGTTGCGGGATTACTTCCGTATCCAGAGGATTATGCACACAGGGACCAGATAGTATATAACCAAACGGTATTTACTGGCGTTGCCCCAGAAGTTATCCCCCGCCAAGTAGAGATATTGACCGAAACGCAGGCTGCAGCAAGAAGGAGTAATTATACAAAAAGACCAACAACAACTTATCCGATAGGGGTGATGAGAAGTGCGGGAATACAGATTTATCCGATAACGGTTACTGTTGTTGATTTTTACTATTGGAGATTCCCTATTGATCCGGTTTTTTCATACAATCAGTATGCTGGATATATTACGTACAATGCAGCAGCTTCGGTTGAATTTGAATGGCCTGAAGACGAAAAGCTCTCTTTGGTGGCTATGATGCTTGGCTATCTTGGGATAAACCTAAGAGACGCGGACATTCTTCAATACTCGGAAATGAAAAAACAAACAGGAACTTAAAATTTAAACCATGGCACCCAAAAAACTTGAACGCTGTATTAAGAAAGTAATGTCATCAGGTAAGAGTAAATCTTCGGCTTACGGTATATGCAGTGACAGCATCGGAATTAAGCGGAAGGCCGGCGGCGGTTGGACGCAGGGAAAGAAATCATCTTCAAAAAAGAGACGGTAAATGAAAAAAGAAAACCTGGTCGATTTGGTGGGAGATTTCCTTGCCAGTGGGCATCCGGATGATATGATTGGACAATATCATCCTGCTATCATAAAGAAATATCTGGAAAATGCGTTTAACCAGGTTGTGTACCAAGTATGGTTAAACTGTAAGAAGTTTACCGATTACAGCCAGCTTGATGCGTGGACATATACGTATGAGCTTGAATTATATGATGCCGTTACTGCCGGAAGCCTTGTAAGCGGTCATATAAGATTACCATATCCCCCAATGCAGCTTCCGGACAATATGGGGATAAGAGAAGTTGCGGTGAAAGGAGACGATAATATAGTTTTTGCATATCTTGACAATACTGCTGTTGCAATCTTTAACGAACTTGAAGTATCGTCAATTGATGCAACTCCTACTTTTCGGCTTGAGATGAATAACACACTGCTTGCGGGGGCATCGCATATTTTAAGGCTTGCAAAAATCCCGCTATCGACATACAATCTATATTCGATGTTTGACCCATTTACTCTTAATGTAAAAATGATCGTGCCCCTTGATCAGATAGGTGATTATGATGATATTGCTATGCCCGCAGGACAGGAAGATATTCTTGTAAAGCAAACTGTGGAGTTTTTGAGAAATAAACCACCACAGGATTTAGCTCCGGACCAGGTAGCCAACAGGCCAAACCAATTTTAATAATGAAATAAATGAGCTTTGATTCACCAAAAACCCCGGGAGTAGTTACACTAAGATATATTGTCATGAGTGTCTTAAACCTGCTTGGAGACTATTCCATGAGGCATTATTACAGACTTATGCAACTTGCAATAAGCGGATATACAGAGTTAAATCTTTTCCATATCGACAATTACGAAGTTGTATATCTTGAAATGAACTCAGCAAAAGTAGTTACGCTTCCGGCAGACTTTGTGGATTGGCTGAAGATAGGTGTTCCGATAAATGGCAAACTAAGGGTATTAACAAACCACCAACAAATACTTTTACCAAGGACATTTCCGGACGGAACGCCTGTAGGGAATACAGATGCAGATGACACGGTTGATGCAGCATCATTGGTATATTTTTCAGATCATTTTCGAGGAGGGCAGTTTGTCGGGGGGTTATATGGCATGCCCGGAGGCATTGATGATGCTTATTACCGTTTTGACAGGGAGATGGGGACAATTGTGTTTACCGGATCGGTGCCAAGATCCCAAATTGTTCTGGAATATATTTCTTCCGGAGTAAAAGCAACAGGATCTTCAGCTATTCCCAGAGAATGTGTGCCGGCCATAAGAACATACATTTTGTGGCAAATGGTTGAATTTGATTCAAGAACACCTTATACCGAAAAAGAAAGAAGAAAAAGAGGACATGAAGAAGAAATCGAGGCATTAAGATATTTTCAGTCAGCATTTACAAAAGACGAGTACAAACGGATGCTGTACAAGACTTATAGACAGACACCTAAGAGATGAGGCAGAATCAGGGACAAAATCACGATGAGCGGCGTTTTTCGCTGGGGATGAATAAAGATCATTCTCCAGAGGATGTTGAGAATTTCTTAAACGGAGAATATCTCGATGCCCTGAACGTAAGGGTGGCTTCCAGTGACGAACAGCAAGGGTTTGGATTAATGGAAACCTTACTTGCAGAGGTGGAGCTATTGATTGACGCCTCTATTCCTGGTTATTATGGCGGGGCCATTGGATCACAATTCATTTACGAGGGTTATCCGGAAGTCGCAATTGGAGATCAGGTATGGATGGGAAAGAATTGGGATTTTGATTATCCCGGGAGCAAAGTATTTAATGATGATGAAGAAAACAGGGTGTCCTGTGGGGGGCTTTATAATTGGGATATGATACAACAAGGGGATTTTGCGCCTGCAGGGTGGAGGGTGCCTTTTGAATCAGATTTTGACGAATTGATGTCATATCTTGGCGGTGCATTAGTGGCTGGGGCAAAGATGAAGGAGGCCGGACTTACTCATTGGGCATCGCCAAACCTTTTAGCAGATAACTCAAGTAATTTTACCGCACTTCCCTGTGGAATGTTTGATACGATATTTAAGCTTTTAAAAGAGAAAGCTACGTTTTGGCTGAAAGACGCTGACATTGGTGTGCTTACTGATCTGGATGGGAATATTTACACAGAAGTTGTTGTTGGCAACCAAGTTTGGCTTATCGAAAACCTAATAGTCACAAAATACGCTGACGGGACAGCAATACCAAACCTTACCTTAGATGCGGATTGGCTTGCAGAAGATGGCAGTGCAGGGCATAATGGAGGATATTGTTGGTATGATAACGATCCGGTTACATATCGCGATTATGGCATTATCTATAGCGCCTATGCCTATACAAATGCCAAGGGAATAGCCTATATGCTTCGTAATGGTGTTCATGAAGAAGGGTGGAGAGTTCCTACATTACAGGATTGGGCAAAATTAGCGAGTGCGATTGGTGGAGCATATAACGCAGGCGGGAAGATGAAGGAAACTGGATTAGTTCATTGGAACGCCCCTAATACCGGAGCAACAAACGAATCAGGATTTACTGCGCTTGGGGGAGGATATAGAAATAAGATTGATGCCTCTTTTTCCAGTATAAAAGAATTTGCATTTTTTGCAACAAGCGAAATGTTTGATGAAACAGAGATTTATATGCCTTACCTTGTTTCTAATAGTGGAGTTTTTTGGACAACAGAACATTTAGATAAAAATCTTGTAGTAGCCAATGTTCGACTTGTTAAATCGCTGAGTATCGATTCCGAAAGTTTCATCTTGGCAGGGACATCGATAGGTGGATTAATTCTCAGATCCGTTGACGTTGGAATAACATTTGTAAATGAAGGCAGTTTTAATCTGGGCAATCCGACAAGTTTTGCAAGACTTGGAAATGGTGATATAATTTATAGCACCGACCAAGGCAGAGTTATTAACTATTCAACAGGATATTATACTTATGCTGGGAGTGCCGGATCGGATCATATTTACCACATCGGAGCATTTCAGGAGGTAGTTGTAGTTTCTGATGCCCTTGGGAACCTTAATTACAGTATAGATGGTGGAGCAACATTTAAGTCTTCCGGATTAAATCTGGGAGTACTTTATGGATCTTCTTTCATTGACGAAACGAATGTAATACTTATTACCAGTACAGGTATTTATAATTGGACTATTGATAGCGCAACTTATTCCTTAAAACAGGCAGGTGGTTTTTCTGCAGCCTATACAGATAGTTCATCAAATATATATGCGGGAGATACTGATGGTCATATATGGAGATCGGCTGACGGAGGAGAGAGTTGGGCAGACATGGGAAGCTTTGGTAGTAATAAGGTAAATTTCATAATTGGCGCAAATGGATCAAGGATACTATTTAGCTGTAACACTGAAAGCATAAGTTATACTGATGATGATTTTACAACAGAAATAAATGTTTTGGGAATTGCCACATCGATACTATGCGCTACGCATATTGCTGATGGAGTTATCTTAATAGGTGATGACACCGGAGATATTTGGAGATCGGTTGACAATGGAGTATCATGGGATGAAATTGGAGGGAATCCTCAATTTGAGCAGAATAGTATTAATTGTATAACGAATGTTCTTCCTGAAGAAGAACCTGAACCTGTCATTCCTGAAGGGATACTTCCTTATGGAGCTGTAACCAATATTGTCGTAGGAAATTTATCAACAGATAGCGCAGTTATAATAGACTATGCTGCAAGACGAGGATCAAATGACCAGATGGGGACAGTGTTTATCATTAACAAAAACCCATTAACAGATCAATCGGTGGAATATTATGGCGACAATGTTGGTATTACAATAACAAGTTCTCTTAGTTCGGGGAATATAATAATGTCCGTGAGTGTTGATAGCTCATCAACGGACGATGTTTTGATGAATTACATAATTGAAGTAATTACTTTATAGGATGAGTGATCTTCTTGGAAAATATTTCTATTTGTCTTATGATAGTGCAGAAGCGATAAAAGCCGTTACACTCAAAACTTATTATCTTTCTGTCAGGCTGATAAAAGATACTGGAACGATCAATCCGGGAACTCATTCAAAGTACACGACATTCCTTTTGGGAAAAGCTATTGACAAAGAACACCGGAAACTGTATCTCATTTATCTTGATACTTATTATAACCGTGATTGGATATTTGAGATAGAGATCGACACAAGAGTTATTGCCGTTGTTTATTTCAATGATAACAATGCACTTGGGTTGAATAAGTTGAACAGGATTCGTAATGCAAGGGTTGTCCATGGCAAATTGATATTTACCGATAATTTAAATCCGGTTTATCAAATAGATATTGAAAGGGCGAAAAAGTCATTCTTCTATGGTATTGGCTACGATCCATACCCAACAACTACTGCATGGGATGAAACAGTTTTTTATCAGGCAGGACAGATCGTTTCAAAAGGAAAGCATTTTTATAAATGTATTGTCCCGGGAACGAATTTTGATCCGCGAAGCGAAACAACATACTGGGAACAGCTTTGCCTTATTGACGAGGCATATTATTCCATGAATGTTAAGAACTTTTATTTTGCACCTATTCCTCCGGACAAGCCGCCTGTTGTTACTTATAAGACTGATGATTCGAGAAAGATAAACGGACTTCGGCAAACATTATTTCAGTTTGCATACAACTATGTTTACCTTGATTTCAGACAAAGTACTTATTCCCCAGCCAGCATTGTTGCATTACCGCAAGCAGAAGAGGAAGTAGCAACAGGGCAAGCCACCGAGATTATTTCACAGAACAATGCACTTGAGATAGTCGTCAACACCGGAGGTGAGGAGGTAAGGAAGATAAGGATTATTGGAAGAAGTAGCCAAGATCCTTCAACGTGGTTTTTAGTCGAGGAGATTGATAAGTTTGGGATTGAAGAAGTATCTCAGACAATACTTGCAGAGGGTAGTAAGTTGACAATGCCAAGCTATTCAACAATGGCATTGACAATAAAGCTTCCGATAATAACAAACTCAGCCGTAGTCGCTCCATTATATGGGACTATGGCATTAAGCATAAGAGTGCCAACCATAACAAATGTATATGTTAATCTATCTGAAAGTTCTCTTGAATGGGTTTATAATGAGAGTTTCGCAGAGATAGGAATATCAGCAGCAAAGGCAGTAACAATATCCGTAGGGCCAGGAGATGCAATATTATCTTCGTTCCCCTCATGGATGCAAGTAATAGATTCTCTTGGGAATAACTTAGTTGCATTGGATAATATTGCAAATGGGGAAACGATAAGGATGTATCCAATTGTTAATAATGATACTTACAATCCACTAACAGGGAGTGTCATTATGCAAAATATCGCAGGAAGCATTTTCTCGTTAGATGTATTGCAAGATGAACATCCTGTAATACCATCAGTCCCGATATATTGTTCGTTATTGGTGGGATTTTCAGATCCGAATGGACTAACAATAGATTATTTGACAAAAAGCGCATCAGCCTATGTGGGCTACCTTGAAATAGCACTAACCTTTACTCCGACATATCCAGGGAAGGCGGCGGGCGAAGTATTTACAATTTATTGGAGAGAATTAGTTAATGGCGTTTGGAAGGGAAGTGCCGGATCGTTCTCCGCAAATAATTTACAAGAAAATATGGTAATTATTAATTTAATCTCTGTCCCTAACGCCGGAGAAACTATTGCAGTATATTTGAGAAGTGAAGAATTTTAAAATTTTAAAATCATGAGTATAATTCCAAAATTCGAAAAAAACAAAATTGCAACAGACTGGGCAGGAGAGAATATTTATGCGATGTTGCTAAAAGACACGCATGTTCAGGACGCAGCAAATCAGCAGTACATCTCACAGGTATCTGCAAATGAAGTTACGGACACCGGAGGAGTATATACGGCCGGGGGGTTTAAATTGACGGGAAATACGGCTGGTTATGAGGGGAATAATGCCTATTTGGATTTTACCAGCAATCCGGTAATTGGGCCAGGGGCATACTTGGACTATCAATATATTGCCATTTATGTAAATTCTGGCAATCCAGCGACATCAAGAATCCTGTGTATTATAAATATGCTGATAAACCAGATTGTTACCAATGGCACATCCACAATAACATGGAATGCCCGTGGGGTTATTTACATCACTTAACAAAAAGAAATGATTTACGGTCATAACACGGATATTAGGTATAACTTTTACAACGACAGGGTAAAAGAGGTTATTTCTGCAGGGGAGGTTGCAGAACCATTTACTTATGTTCCTATTAAGGCCGGGCACATGGAGTTAATTTGTGGAAATGCTATTGTTCTGGGAAGTATTACTGAAGGTTATGACGGAGTAGAACCAATTGTTGAAACAGAAATAGATTATGAAAATAAAGCTCCAGAAGCATCACAGTATGATTTAAGAACAAAACTTACTCAGTCACCGATAACTTATACTACTATAACAGTACAGAACTGGTTGCCGAGCTATAATTATAAAAAGGGAGATTTGGTTTCTCATCCAGATACATTTGGAGTGCAGATTATTTGGAGGGCAAATGCAGATAATAATACAAAAGAGCCAGGGACACCTTATGGGGGAGGATATTGGGATTATGAAAGAGGAGAGGATGGATCGAGTACTATTTATCGAAATATTGAAGGATCGTTTTTTATTTCTATTCCTTTAACTATAAGAGAGGGGTGCTTTTATTATGTCCGCGTACAAGGTCCTGGGTTTGATAAGATAGCGTCCTATCTTGCAGTGGCAGGCAATACTTATCTTGACGTAAAGAATGGACTACAGGCATCTATGACGGCGAATGAGATACCTTTTGTTGGGCATCCATCAGATTATAAAATTGCGGTATTGTATAGATCAGGAAGATTTGTTCAGTCACCGTATATTGAGCCAGGCGACATAAACACAGTCTTTGAAGGATGGACAGTCACAGCATATATCCTTGACCTTGGCCTGACTGCCAAATATCCTGTGCTGAAAAATGGAGCAACACATAGCTTTGGTATTGTTTACAAAGATAATTGCGGGAGGCAGTGTTCAGTGATCAGGTGTTCAGCCATGGAGGTTTATTTGCCGTGGTATGCAGAAGAAGATCCTGGGATATTACTTTCATCAATTGCGCTTCTTACCTTTAAGATAGGTCACAATCCCCCGTCTTGGGCAGATACTTATGAGATAGTATATGCCGGCAATGTATCAATGGACTTCTTTGTTCAGATGAGGGCAAATGCCATTTATGATATTGGCAATGATCGATATTCTGTAATGATACAAGACACTATTGATCATACAAGGAACCAAAACAGAAGATGGAAAGTGCCGGATTATATTTGGGAAGAGGGAGACCGAATGAGATTAATTGCATGCATTGACGATGGAACAGGAGTTGTTACAGAATATACAGACGTTTATGACTATGAGATAGAACAGACCGGCACACAGTATGGAGAGGCAATAGGAGTTGATTGGCTTTTAATACAGGCTATTGATCATCCGACAGACTTTGAGGGAATGGATAATATTCTTGTCGAGATTTATAGACCAAGGAAGGGATTGGGCATTACTACTTACTACGGGACAGGGATGGTTTATGATATTGCCACAAATGAATTTGGACACAAATATCACAAGGGAGACATTGATCAGTACATAAATGAAAATAAGATAACGGAGACTTATGCGCAAGTTTATAATACTGCCAATGATGCATGGAAATATATTCGGCTAAACTACCGTGATGAATCGGATCAGATATATCAGTTTTGGGCAGAAAGCAATGCGCCGAGCGATTGGTGGGAAAACCAGACAAAGCTTACTTCTCAGGGATGGCCATTCTTATATTCCAAGATCCCGTTAAGACAAAATGTTTTGCCGGAGAGATTAAGGCACGGAGGATTTCTTATTACCGGTACACAGATAAACAACCTGGCACATTTCACTTTTGAGGATTATATCGACTTTCCGAAAAAGAATGGAGCAATAACCGGACTGAGGGAGATAGGATTTACTTTGAAAGTGGTGCAGATGCACAAGGAAACGAGTGTTTATATTCAAAGAATACAAACATTTAATCCTGATGGCACAGAACAATTCACCCTTATAGATAATCTTCTTGGCACGCAAAGACCTATGGAGAATGATTATGGCTGTCAACACCCGGATAGTATTCTCAACAATGATCGATACCTATATTATTGGGATAACACCGAAGGGAAGTATATCCGGTCTGCGGCAAACGGGCAGATTGAGATTTCTGATATAAAGATGAAGCGGTGGTTTAAGGATCTGTTAAGATGGATTCAGTTAAACGGAGGTAGCGGTAATCTTGAGGTCCGGTCCGGGGCAAACGTAGAACATAATGAGATTTGGGTTACTTTCCGGGTAAAAGAAGAAATAACCGGTGCTATATTTAGTGAGAACCGTGGCCAGTGGATTTCGAGGTTAAACCAGCCAACAGACGGATATGTTCATCTTGGTAATTTCTTTGCACACATTTACAATCAGCGTCTTTATATAATGAATGTTGATGAAGGTCAGGGATATTTGAAGTGGGCCGGAGAGAATGTTTTTGCAGAAGTACAATTTCCTTCTAACATAAATCCCGGGAAAGTAAAGGTGTTTAATGCTCTTGCTCTTTATTGTGATCATCAAATGGATTCCTTGTCAAGATATGTTACCATTCCCAAAGAGGCTGGTTATGCGCTGATGGAAACATACATTGCCGTCTGGGAAAATAGAGAGGGAGTTTATTATGGTCAGATATTAAAAGATCAGAATACTCCTGGTACTTTTGCAACAGAGAATGCAAGGACTATGAATGGCAGGGAGATGAGAGGAAGATATTGCTTAGTCAGACTGCAGACAACTGAGCATGAGGAAAAAGTCAGAATTTATTCTGCAATAGTTTTTTCAACAAACAGTGAACGAAGTTATTAAAAGAAAAAAGATATGGACCCGATAACATTAATGGCATTAATAGGTGCGGCATCTTCGGCAATACAGGGTATTTCCGGAGCGGTGCAGATGTCCAGAGCCAATAAACTTGAGAAGCAAAATCCAAGGCCAACAGCGGAAACATCGGATGCAATAAAACGCCTTCTGGGTTATTCTTATGGGCGTACATTGGATCAGGACATTCCTGGTGGAGAGTTGTACCGCAACGAGATAAAAGGGGCTACATCGGCAGGAATAAGGGCTGCTACGCAGTTAGGTGCCGGTTCTGAGGCTTATGGCATGCTTGGCAAACTTGTTCAGGGTGAACAGTCATCCATAGCTGATCTTGCAAGATTGACAGCACAACAGGTATCCGGGGCAAGAGGTGATTATATGAATGTACTTTCCGGTCCCGCTTATGAGGAAGAAAGGCGTGTTGACTACTGGAACAAAGAACTTCCATATCTTCAGGCAGCAGAGAAAGCCATGCAGTTGAGAAACGCCGGTGCGCAGAATATGATGGCAGGGGTGAAAAACATTGCCGGCGTGGCATCCGCAGCAGCACAGCCGGACATTTATACAGCATTGTATGGGAAGGGATATAATACCGGGACCGGACAGTTCTCAGCAAAGGAAATTGATGAATTAATTAAAAAAATAACAAATAAAAATGCTACAGATATTTCAGCTCCTGCCACAACTAATAATTTTGGTTTAAGCACAGGAGATTATACCTTTCAGGATTATTTGAGAAATAAGTATTAAAATGGCAAACGGTAAACTTGATCCCAATTTTATAGCAGCACCTTTTTACGGGGAGTCTTCTTATGATCCTATTCAGGAGATGAAGCAGGCAAAGGCAACGCTGTCTCAGGTAGCTTTTCAGAGGCGTAAACAACAGGAGGCCGAGATGCAAAAAGGTCTTGACCGATTTGACGAGGTTGATATAAAGAGCTGGGAGGACCAGAAAGGATTTGATGAGATCAGCAATGAATTGAATGAATTGAGATCCCAATGGGTTGATGTTGCTGCAAAAGGGATGAACCTTATAAGACCGGAGAACATTGGAGAACAGAAATTATCAAAAGCTTTCAATCAAAAGTTACTTGAGATAAAACAAAAGAATGATGTTTGGCAAAGGAACAAGGCCGCCGTGGATGAGTATAAGAAGATAATTGAAGTACAGAAACAGAAACCATTAAACGATCAGACCGTTGATTGGGCAGAATCAGCAAAGAGGCTTGAGAAATATTTTACTTCCGAAGGAAATGTGTTGGAGAGATCAAAGATATTACAGGGGAACTTATTGATGAACAAATTCCAGCCGGCAGACATTGGAAAATACTTTGCAACACAATTTGACAATCTTATTAAAGGTACGGATGTTCATCCGGACGATATTCAGTTTGATCCTGCAACGGGAAAGACAACTATTACTCACAGGGAATATACTTCAACAAAGAGGATTGATGCTGCAATAAACAAAGCAGCCTCTAATGTTCGCAGCGCACCGGAGGATATAAGAATATCTACGGAGAAAGCTTATGCAGTTGAAAAGAAGGAAGGTGAGACATTGGAGGATTGGATAAGGAGAAGATTCTTACCAGAATATGCTTCCAAGGAAAGAACTACTGTCAGAGGAGGATCCGGAAAAGGAGGATTAAATTTCAGCTTCCTTGGTCAGAGTGTTAATATGAAAGCCGGGATGGAAAAGAAAACCCCGCTCATATATGGCACGGGGGCAGCGGGGAGGACTTATCAGGCACCGTGGGAATTTGATTCAAATACAACATTCCGGATACCTATTGGAGCAAAAGGAGCATCGAGATTTTATGGCGATGAATGGGAACCGATGGAGGGAGGAGGAGACTTGGAAGGTACTTTGGAGTTTTACGATGCACAAAGGGATGAGTTTTTATTCAGATTGACGCAGAGCAGTGATTTCCCTTATGCTCGCAACAATGAAACTATTGCAGTGCCGAGGAAGAACCTTGGAGACAGGGTAGATGAATTGCCGGTTGAGGTCGATGGTGTTATAAAGCGATTTAAGGATGTGTTTGGAGACACAGAACCTCAATATAAAAGTATTGGGGGTAAGGACTTCAGAACACCCGGAGAAATACCGAGGGTTGAGAAAAAAGGTGTTGGCGGCAAGGAGTATGGGAAACCCGATGTTTATATTCCCGGAAAAACAGGACGTTGATAAATGAAATAACATGGCAGATCAAGAAGTAAAAAAACACCCGGACTTAGACTTACTACACCAGCAGTTATTGAAAGATCAGTATGCGGTACCGGAAGACTATGCTATTTTTGAAAAGACTTTTAAAGACACTTCAAATGCTTCTTTGCTACATAAGCAATTACTGGAAGATAATTATGCGATACCTTCTGACTATAATGAGTTCTTATACACCTTTGGGTTAAAAAAAAAAGAAGCTGGCGACTATGGTTTGCCAAGCGCAAAAGTATTTGAAGATATGTTTGCCCAGGTTCGTAAGGGTAAAGCAACAGAGCCGGAAGTAGAGGAAGGATTTCCCGAGACCGTCTCCAAACCAGAAGACGTAGAAGAAGATTCAGATTTATTAACAACACAAAAAGAGAAAGACAGATATACAGGGAAGGATATTTTTAAAAGCACCCTGCAATTCTCCATAGGAAACTATCTTACGGAACAGCGATTCGATCATTTAAAAAAGCCAGAGCTAAAGATTGAAGAACCGAAAGCAGGGTTTAAGGAACAGCGTATTGGACAAAAAGTAATCAGTGAAACACTTGGCGAAGACTATTTCAAAACAAAGACGGAAGCCGAATTAGCTGAAATAGACAAGAAACTTGCTGCATTGCCGGCAGAGCAACAATCGGTAGGCACAATACTTCCGACGGCAGGACCATTTATTTCAAAACCGATTGTTTCTGAGGAGAGAGCTGCACTTTTAAAGGAGAAGGATCGCCTTAATATGCTTCTAAAAACTCCGTCAAAGCTTACATATATCCTTGGCAGGGCGTATAATCAAACCATAACTGGGTTGGCAGATAACATTATTAATGGCGAATCAAGAGCACCGGAGGAATGGCTGAGTAAGTATGACAGCGACACTATGACCGATGTAACGGCAATGGTATTGGGATTTCTTTTAGACATGCCGGCATTTGGTCTTGGGGGGAAACTTGGAACGACTATTACAAAGAAAGCCGCAGCTCCATTTGTGAAGAAAATAATGGAAAATTCTACTAAGAAAATGATTAAGGTAGGTATTCCGGAGAGGCTTGCTGGGGAGTTTGCATTGAAAGCTGCAGAAAGAACTACAATAGCATTACAGGGCATGGGTAGTTCATCGGCTGCCCTTGGATCGTATTCTGCCATAACAGATGCCCTTGGGCAATGGGCGGTGCCTGATGCATCATTTGATGATATAAGATTGTCACAGGTGTTTAAACATGGCATGGAGAGTTCTGTTCTTGGTCTTGGCGTAGGAGGTTTTGGAATTGGGGCATCAATGCTTGCGCAAAAGGCATCAATGATCCCTAATGCTATTGGACGATTGGGTGCAAAGGGAGCAATAGGAATAGGAGGGCTGACTGCAGAGAGCGCATTATTCGCAGGAGGAGGAGCATTACTTGAAGGCAGGCCGGCAACGAAAGATGATTTTATTAGTACGGCTGCTATGCTTGCTATGCTAAAGCTTTCACATAAAGTTGGGAGGATACCATCAGCAATAGAAGATCCGAAAAAAGCGGCGATGAACTTTTATAAATCAGTAGCATACAATCCAAACAAGGCAGGGGAAGGGATATTTGCTGTTGATCTTGTGCCGTATGAGATAGAATCGGTTGGGGGAAAGGACTACAAAACACTTGTAAGGAAACTCGCACATGATGATGCGTATTTGGGTATGATCCTGCAAAATGAAAATATCCCTGCGAGATTAAAACAGAAGCTTCTTTGGGCATCGAGGGGAACCGCAATGGAAGATATTAATCTTTATGGAGATAAGATTACGCAAAACGGGGTATATGTAGATATGGTCAACAAAGAAGGTGTGTTAGTGGAAAGGAAAAAGTTTGGCACACCGGAGGAGGCAGAATCTTTTGCTATCCGTAATCAGGCGCAATTGAATGACATGAAGATTCAGGAGAAGGCTGCTTCATTACCGATTGAAGAAAAGACAAAGATCATTGAGAAATTAAAAGAGGAGGGATTTGATGATGCCTTACTGGTATCTGCACTTGAGAAAAATGTTAATGAAAGAACACCGGAGGAGAATAAACTTGTGGCGAAATATTACAGTTTTATTCCTAAAGGAGATATTAAACCGGAGGATGTTATAAAAGAGGAGATCCCGGACGTGATTGTTGTGGATCCCGGGAAAGAAGGGGTTGTCGAGAAACCAGAAGTTAAGGCTGAAACACCTGAGATCAAAGAGGAGAAGCCGTCAGAGCCAGAAAAACCCATTGAGCCAAAGAAGGTCGAAACACCAGAAGAAAAGGCTATTCGCATAAATGATCGGATTGCGGGGTTAGTGAGTGAATATAATGCCAAGGGCACAACCAAATCAAGGCAGGGGGAGATAAGAAGTCACATTCGGCGATTGATGGGCGAATCCGAAAAGGACAAGTATTCAATTGGCATGGAAGGCAAAAAACTTGTTGTCAAGAAAAACGGCAGTAAGGTCAGAAAAACGGCAGTCAGGGGCGACAATAAAAAGCTTGCAGATATTCCGGAGGGGGAGTTTAAGACTTTCCTTGATATGATGTTAGAGGCAAGAGTATATTTATATGATCTCGACTTGCCGGGAGATGTTAAAACAAGAGACAAGGCAATAGATGATATTTTAAAGGGCAATGCAAATGTTGATACACAAGCTGTTATTGATGGTTTGGAAAATATGTTTAAAAGAGGAGTACTCAATCTCAAGCCAGGTAAAGAAATAGGCAGACCTATTAAAATTAAGGATGTAATGGAAGAAATCGCAAATGAGAAGGTTGTTGCATTTGCGAAGGACTATGGAGATTTGACCTTGGACAATATTGACAAAGCAGTCGAATACGGAATTATTGATAAGAATGATGTTGAACGAGTTAAAAAAATACTTAAAGATGAAGACGCAGAACGCGAACGAATCGAATCAGAACGGGCAGACGAAGAAAGAGAAGCCGTCTCCGAACTTGATAAAGCTGGCGATGAAGCTGGCAAAGATCAGGGCAAATCTGTCCCAGAAGAAAAGCCTGTAAAGTCTGAGATCAAAGCAACACCTGAACAACAGGCGCAAATTGATAAGATCAATAAGGAGTACGATAAAAAGATTGCTGATAAGCAAGAGGAACTTAAATTGATCCCTAAAAAGATTCAAGACGCCATTGATAAGGCAAATAAAGAAAGAGTAGGTCTATTTGGGGACAATAAGCCCGTTGATCCGGATGAGATTATTAAAAGAGAGGAGCAGGGATTTGATCTTGAGGGTGCAGTAGAAAGAATCCGGAAACCTTTTGAGGAGAGAGCCGCGCAGTTGCAAAGAGAGATTGATGACTTAAATAGTGAAAGAAAAGGCAAGATAGAGGAAGTGTTAACGCAAGGGGATCTATTTGCAGCAGCACCAGAGAAACCGGAAATAGTTAGTGATCGGGAGAGCTTTCCGGAATATCAGCCTAATACAAGAACACCCGTTACACAGAAATTACTTGATATGGTTGCTGATGTTATGGGTGTTGAAAAATATACTGATAGTCTGGATTCGGGTAAATATATATCTTGGCTCCAGGGAGGCGGGGAATTAGGTTATAAGGTATCAGAGTTGTTAAACAAACCAAGAGAGGCTTATGATTTAATTGAGAAATACAGGAGCGATATTGAGAAAGCAAAATCTGTTACACCAAAAGTAGAAAAAGAACTGCCAGAACTAAGATCACCGGAGGTGGCAGATTATGATTCAAATCAAGATGTTGACTTAATAAACAGAGCACTTGATAGAGGAGATAAGGTATTTAAAACTTTTTATCGGAAGAAAGGTGAGGAAAAATGGAGAAGGGCATACCTTACAAGCAGTCCTGATCTGACAGAAGCAAAGGCAAGAGAATCAGCAAGACGCCAGTTATTAGCGGATGCAGAAGGAATACCTATTGGCAGAGAGAATGAGGCATTATCCCGTTATGAGTTTAAGGCAGAAGAAGTATTGCCGGAAGAGCGGAAGCCGGAGATGCCAGAAGTAAGACCTACCGAACCGGATATTGTCACGAAGTATGTCAATGAAATGTCACAGAAGGCACTTGAGAGAGCGATAGAGGACGGGCAGAAGCGTGGCATAAAATACTCTGCCGAGGATATAGAAAAGGCAAAGGCAAAGAGTATAGAGGTAAATACAAAGCATTTTACTGCACTTAAAAAGGAGATTGATGCAAAGAATTTAAAGGCACTTCAGGACAGAAATTTTTACAACAATAAGAACTGGAAGAATTTCTTTGAAGAATATACCGGAGTTAAGTTGGGCAAGCTGCAGAGGGATATTAACGCTAACCTGAAAAAGTTTACCGAGGGAGGAGTAGAAGCACCAAAAGAAAAGTTTGTACCAGAAGAAATACCTGGATATGTAAAATATGAGGATTATCTTAATTCTATAAAAGAAAAGACAAAAATTGCTGTAAGTGATTGGGATAGGAATAAGATGATTAGTGATGCTATTTATGGTCTTTCAGGCGATAGTAATAAAAAATACAGGCAGGGATTAATGTCATTTCTCAAGGGGGAAAAAGTCCCAGTTGCAGAATCGGGGATACATGCCATAATGAAGGAAGTAAACAAATGGCTTACTGAACAGAAACCAGAAATAAAAGAAGTAAGGGCCGAGAAAGCGCCAGAAGGAGCCAAAGAGTATAAATATCGATTGACATCAAGACCTTTTGATATTGGCACATATCCTAAAGAGGGATTTGTAAGGGCAGAACTGGAACCAGGGGAGAGATTTGAAACGCTTACCTATGGCAGAAAATTGACAGCACAGGAAAGAGGACACTATGATTTGCTGCCATTAACCGAGATTTCTGATATTAAGGGCAAGTTATTCGAGGATAAGGACGGAGAGTTTTTTGTCGATCTTGAGTGGAAGGCTAATAATATTGGTGCCGATGTATCAATGTTTGACACCAAGAATCAGCTTATAGAGAAACCATTCTTTATGAGCACAAAGGATATTCTGGAAAACATTGAAAAAGGATATTGGAAAGAGAAGCCGGATGTACCGCCATCAAAGCCAGAAGGATTACCACAGCGCAAAGAAGCACTTGGAACAAGAGCATCGAAGAATCGCAGGTGGAGGGATAAGAACGACAGGGCCGGCAACACCATAAAGACGGAAACAAAACAGGATGCCGAGGCTATTGGATTTGGCGATCAGTTGCCATTAAGTACAAAGGAGGATCCAGCCTACGGAGGCAGCGACCTGAATAATTCTATGACACTTTCGCAGATAAGCAGGAATCTTATTAATAACCTCAAGAGGAAACCCGGAGGAGGTGTAAGGTCAGGTATGATAAAGAGGTTTTTGAAAAATGCTGCAGGGGTATTCTTCCCTGATAGCGGTATTGTCAGAATAAAAGGATTAAAAGACTTCCGGGTACTTTCGCACGAACTGGGACATTGGCTCGATTTCCAGATATTTGATTTCAGAAATGTTGTTGGCGCAAAGAACCTTCCGGAGAAATATGCTGATGTAGCTGCAGAAATTAGGTCTGTTGGCGTGAAGTACAAGGGAAGAATTTACCGTGACTTTGATAAGATTGACCGTGATGCCAAGGAGATTGATAAAAAAACTAATCTTCCAAGAATATCTGTAATTAAGGCTAACGAGTTAAAGACAAAGCTTCAGCCACAACTTGCAGCCAGAGAAAAGCGATTAGCTCAGTTACGGGCAAAATATGGAGATAATATTGTAGCAGGAGTATTACAGCGTGACTATTTCAAAAAAGAGCTTGCAGACTTTCTCATGGACATTAATTATCCGGTGAGTGCAAGAAGCAAGACAGAAGCCATTGCGGAATTTACCTGGAATTATATTGCAGATTCCAAAAAAGTTGAGACAGAGCTTCCGAAATTCCATGCTTGGTTTGAAAAAATGCTTGATGCGGCACCACCGATAAAAGAGGCACTGGAAACAGCAAGGAAGGAGTTTAAGGATTACGCTGACCTTGATCCGAGAGCAAGACGTTATATTGAAAACGAGAAAAAAGATCCTTGGTTTGAAGGATTAATAAAATCGTGGGATCCGGACAAGTTCTTATATTCTTATGTGAACCACTTGCAGTACATGAAAAACCTTTCAGAAGAATGGAAGAAGGTTGTTGGCAGCAATGCAGTGATGTTTAAGGACCCGTATGCTTCCGCAAAGGCCATGATGGGTATTGATGGCAGGGCGCAGCAATGGTTGTTATACCACCCTTATTTTAAGCGAGGGAAAGACATTGAGATAAGAACAGACATTGAAGGTCTTATGTCTGTGTTAAAAACCCATAAATTATTTCAAGGTTCAAAAAAATACGGGGATTATTCGGATTATTTGCTTGCAAAAGATAGTTTGGAATCTTACCAGAACAGGAAGCCAGAACAGGCAGTTATGCCAATAGCTGATGCCAAGGCAAAGATTGACCTGTACGAAAAGCAATATGGGGTGAGGGAGCTTTGGGACTTTCAATCAAAGGTTCAGAAGTATAATGAAGCATTGCTCGATTTCTATGCTGAATCGGGGAAAATATCGAGAGAGGTTATTGAGAAGATTAAGAAGGAGCACCAGTATTATGTACCATTAAGAAGAGTATTTGAGGAGTTTGAAAAGAGTAAGGGAATGGCTGGCACGGGCAAGGATGTTTTAGCAACGTCCGAAAAGGGAATGTGGAAAAGACTTGGATCAGAAAGACAGGTCCGGGATATTTTTTCCAGTATGATTGAGAATACTTATAATATCCTGTCTGCAGCAGAGCATAACATTCATAATCGGAACGTCCGGGATGCGCTATTTGATATTCAGAACTACGGACTAAAAGAAAGCAAGGGCGATAAGTTTTTGCTTAAAGAGGATAAGTCTTTGATTCAGTTCATCGAAAATAACAATGTCATTAAGCCTGCATTTGATGTAAAGACAGGGGAAATGACTTGGATCATGGAGCATAAGGCACCAAAAGGGAAGATTCTGAGTGTCTGGGAAGAAGGTAAAATCAAATATTATGATGTTGACGCAGAGACTTACAATAATCTGTTTCAAAACGAGCCAAAGGTTAGCCATTTGATCAGAATAATGAGTATGCCGTCCCGTTGGTTACAGGCAGGAGCCGTTGTGTTTGACCCGACATTCCCGGTGCGCAACGTAGGTCGTGACCAAATATCTGCATGGTTTTATTCAAAACATGGATATTCGCCAGTGGATTTTGTAAAAGGGATTTTTTCTTCAATAAAGAAAGATGATATGTTTCAGAAATGGATGGCAAGTGGAGCAGATCAGTCATTTCTTACAGCATCCGATAAACTACTTGAGGAGAAATACGCAGAAAGGAAAGTAGGAAGGCCGCTTAATCGTAAATGGAAAACATATTCAAGAAATCCCCTTTTGGCTTTACAGGACTTTTCCCGTATGTCAGAAATGGGCACCAGGGTAGGAGCATTTAAGAACGCATACAAAAAGACCGGAGACGTATATGCCGCAGCGATAGAATCGAGAGATATATCTGCCGACTATGGCATCCACGGTGCAGCCATGAGGAGTATTCTGCCATTATACCCATTCTTAAATGCCAGGTTACAGCATACCAGAATGATGACTGAGGCAGTAGGCAGAGACCCGAAGAAGTTTTTCTTAAAAGGATTGGCAATAACAGCTCCGGCTATTGTGAATTGGCTTGCGAATAACTGGGATGAGGAGGCCACGGAACGTTATCAGTCCCTTCCAGAATGGAGAAGAATAGGAATGTTTAATATAAGGATCCCTGGGACAGATAATTATTTCCCACTGCCAAAAGGATTTTTGGGGATGGTATTTGCTTCAACAGTAGAATCGGCACTTGACTTTGCAGCAAAAGACGATCCCCGAACAGCACAGTCTTTGGCAAGAGAGTTGTTTAAAGATTTTTCGCCAATAAGCAATGTTTCAGAACTTATTCCTTTTATTGTCAGACCAAAGGTAGAGATGGTAATGAATAAGAAGGCTTATACAGGGAAGCCGATAATCCCTGAAACATTAGCCATGCTCAAACCTGAAGAACAGTATTTTGAATCAACACCGGAAATACTCAAATCAATCGGAAATGCAGTTGGGGCAAGCCCCTTGAAGATGGAGCATTACATAAAGAGCTATTTCGGTGGTGCAGGGATAGGAGCTGTTAGAATAACGGACGAGATACTCCAAGAACTTGGCTTGGTAGAATCGAAGCCGGATGATCTGTTTACTACATTAAGCCGTATGCCATTTACGAAAGCATTTGTGACAGAAACACCCATTGGTCCATATAGCAGTTATGTATCTGACTTCTATTCCAAGCTTGACGAGATGGAGAAGCTTAACAGGTCATTCAATAATCATGTAATTAAAGAAGATTTTGAAAGACTTGAAAAACTTATGGCTGAACCGGAGAACGAGGATCTATTCTCTTTCTATGAAGGAAATAAGACTGCAATAAATAAGTTTCGTCAAACAATGTCAGGTATCAGGGATTTGAAGATTGCCAATTTAAAGAATGACATGATGACCAATGTTGAGGCAAGAAAGGAAAATGACCGGCTTGATCTGATCATTCACGAAACAGCAATACGGTTCCGGGATTCATGGGAGGAGTTCAAAGATGGAGGCAAAGGATATTTCGATTTCAGCAAAGAGATGGATGATGTGATAAAGAACCTGAAAGTAGATAAGGCCGAAGTAACCGAATCTTTGAAACAACAAAAGCTTCTTTACAATCCTTACTGGCTGATGCTTCGGGAGAAAGATGAGAAGGTCTGGGGATTGCTGAAAGAGTTTGGAGGCTTTAAAGAGATCAAGCAGACACGCACCATATCAAGAGGAGCGGAGAAAATTGAACTATCTTTACAACAGGCGAGGATATTCAACGAAAAGCTTACTGAGGAATATGGCAGGGCAGTCAAGTCATTGGTTGGGACTGATCCGCGAAGCTATAAGAGCAAGAGCGAGAACATGCAGCCAGGGACAGACAAGACACAGCTTGAGCATCTGTACGGAGTAGCATGGGATCAGGCAATGGACAGAGTAGTTGGAACATTTAAAATAGAGTAATCATGAAGAAAGCAGAAACAATCATTATTATCGTGGCATTGATCGCATTATTGGCAGGTGCGTTCTATGGAGGATATAAATATTATCCGAAGAAAAACCCATGTCCTGAAACGGTTGTGGACACCTTTTATATTAAGGACACCACAACACATTCGATCCCGGACAAACCGCCGGAGTATATTGTTAAGTGGAAGGACCGGATCGTAAGGGACAAGGCATGGATCGATTCAATTGTTGCGGCAAACCAAGTGGACACCTTTAATATAATAGCAGACTTTTACGATCTATTTATTTACGAGAGGGCATGGGGGGATAGCCTTATAACCGTAAACCTTATTGATACCATAAGCCAAAACATGCCAATAGGGAATGTTTTTGAGTATAAAATTCTCAGACCGCAGCAGGTAATTGAGCATAAAACCTATTTTAACACTAATTATGCACGTTATGTCTATCTTGGAGTGGATATACCCGCCACAGTCAATTCATTCAACCCAGAGCTTCTCTATGCGTTCAGGAAGGGTTATCTGGGGGTGGGTTATCAGTCAAGCCAAAAAACTATATCTTTAAAAGCAGGAATAAAGTTGTTTCAGATGCGTTGAGTTGTTTTTTTCATTTTTCAGGTTGGAGGGGACTTGTAATGGGTCCCCTCTTTTTGTTGAAAAATAATTATGTTAAAATATTTGTTAATTAAATAAACTTACGTAAATTTGTAACAAAAATCATTTCATTATGGAAAAGGTAATAATAAGATTAGTAAAAACAGACCCGGAATTAATTGAAAACCTGGCCAATAAAATAAAAAAGCCAAAAGAAGATGTAAAGGAATGGATGCTATATAATGTTTTTACGATCAACCAGTTTGCAGATCTTTCTCAACTCACTCTTTCTACCGTGAATTATAAAACAAGACCGGCGCTAATAAAAGGTGAGATTATTTTTGAATTAGATGTTGTTTATCCGTTCAGAGATTCAAAGGGGAAGGGCCAAAAGTTTATTTTACGGAATAAGAAATCAGAGCAATATTTACGATGAATAAAAGATGTCACAAGTGTAAAAAACTACTCCCATTAAGTTGTTTCTATAATGATAAAAGGGGGGGGAAATACGGGGTACGTAGTCTTTGCAAAGTTTGTTTCAATAAAGAAGCATCTGATTATAGAAGGTCTAAAGATGGGCGAATTACTCAAATTTATGGATCACAAAGAGCAAATTCAAAACTAAGAGGCCATCCATATCCTGATTACAGCAAAGATCAATTAGCCGAATGGATATATCTTAATCCCTTATTTGATTCCCTTTATAACAATTGGGTTAATTCAGGATATAATAGACTTCTTTCTCCTTCATGCGACAGGAAAAACAGTCTAAAGCCATATACATTGGATAATTTAACTTTGGGGACATTTGCAGAAAATCATAAGAATGAAAATATTGAGATAAAAAACGGTATTATAGGTCGAGCCATCCCAGTGATCGGAATAAATATCAAAACAAATGAAAGTGTAAGTTTTATATCTGCAAGCGAAGCTCAGCGTCAACTTAATATAGCTAAAACCCATATCTCTGCTTGCTGTATTGGTGTCAGGAAATCTGCAGGTGGTTATAAATGGAAGATTGCTATATGAGTAGTTTTGAAGAGTTAGGAATCAAAATGAGTTCAACGCAACAGCGTTTTTATACAACCTGTCCGAATTGTGATTCAACAAGAAAGCACAAGGGTAGACAGTCATTGACAGTGAATAATGAATTAGGGAACAGATGGTACAAATGTTGGTCTTGTGGCTTCAGTGGCAATTTGGATATTCAGGACAAATACAAAAATGTTGTCGAGAATAGCAAGATGCCAAAGCAGCTACCAAAAACATACAGTAAAGAAGTGAGAGAGTATTTTGAAAGCAGAGGAATAAATCAGGGAATAGCACTCAGAGAAGGGGTGTTTGAATATACTCTTGGTGGTAAGCCGATCATTGGATTTCCTTTTTACATTAACAAAACGCTTGTAAACGTCAAATATCTGAATATCCGGTACGAGGAAGCAGGAGGGCCAAAGTGGTGGCAGATGAACAAGGAATTTGGGACCAAGTCGATATTCTTTGGGATGCAGTCAATAAGATTTGAGAGGGATGAGGATCCGGAAGCAAAGAAATATGTTTTATGCACCGAAGGAGAGATTGACATGCTGACATGGAAGCAGTGCGGATATAACAATGTTGTTTCAGTGCCGCAGGGCGCACCAAGTCCGAAGGCCAAGACCTTTGAAAAAGAATTTGAATACGCGGAGGACCCTTATGTAAAGAGTTTTTTTGATCCGGAGAATGTTGACCTGATTATATTCTCCACAGATAATGATGAGCCAGGGAAACTTTTAATGAATTATCTGGCAGTCATCTTTGGCAAGGTGCGCTGTAAGTATATAAACTATCCTGTTGGCTATAAAGACATCAATGAAGTATATAATGGTAATGCAAAAAAGGAACTTCCGGCCTTGGGTAAGAAAGGCGTTGACGAGTGTTTTGATAATCTTTCATCATTCCCGGTAAAAGGGGTAATAAGACCTATTGACATTGCGGATGAGTTAGACAAATATGCAAAGCATGGGTTTGTTCCGGGGCTTGGCATTGGTATAAGAGAAGTTGACGAATTGTTTACTCTAAAGCAGCCGCATATAACTTTCCTTTCAGGCAGTCCAGGGGTGGGTAAAAGTGTTTTTGCCAGATGGTACTTGTCTGAGTTTGTCAGATACAATCACACAAAAAATATTAAGTGGGCAATGTTCACACCGGAGAACAGGCCGGTAGCAAGGGAGTATGCAAAGCTGGCAGAGGTTATTGCGGGTAAAAAGTTTCAGGATGGTCAGTATAACTCTATGTCAAAAGATTTAAGGGATAGAACGATGAGGTTTATTGGTCAGCATTTTTTCATTGTTTCTCCGGACCGGAATAGCTTTGAGACATGGGGCAATAAGATAACCGCAGAGAAGATCAACACCCTTGAATCGATATTGAAATACCTGATTTATTTAAAAAAGACAGAAGATATTTTTGGCTATGTCATTGATGCCTGGAACAAGATTGAGCATGAGCAGCCTAAGAATATTACAGAAACATCATTTATTTCTCAGCAGCTTGACTATTTGATAAGTTTCAATGAGGCATATAATGTTCATGGTATTGTGATTGTTCATCCAAGGAAGATCGAGTTTCAGGGGATCAATTACAAAATGCCAAATCTTTATGATATAAAGGGGTCCTCCGCTTGGAAAGAGAAAGCAGACATCGGCATCATTTTGCATCGTAACAAAATGAAAAAAAGACCAAGCGGAGAGATACCTGAAAACGCATCTGAGGAGGATAAAGTCTTTGTTGATGACACCGCCCCAACAATATTAAAGACTGAGAAGATCCGGTTTGAGGAGATAGGCAAGGAGCGTATCATAAAATTCTCCATGGATGAGTATGGGCGGTTCTCTGTTATTAGGAAGGACGGCAAGCAGAGCGTACAAGAAGATGTTTTTGGTGATGCAGAAAACAAAAAGTTAAACCCCAAAATAAAAGATGATGACGAAATTGACGACAATCTCCCATTCTAACTATGAGGAGCAGGGTAATGCAGTATTGGTTTTGCCAGACGAATTACCTGAGAAAACACGCAAAGGGATACTGATTCCCCGGACAGCAAAGGAAAAGCCACAGAGCGGATTGGTTATTGATTGTGGACCGAGATGCGAAGAAGTGAAGAAGGGAGACAGGATTCAGTACTCAAGAAAGTCTGCAAGCGCAATACATATCGAAGGAAAGTTACATTATTACACAACCGAAGATAAAATATTTTATATCTATGAGTGAAGAAAAAATGGTAAACGATTATTCGTTCGCAAAAATTTTGGATCAATTTAAGCGGGACGTATTGGACCCGTTAGAGATTGAAGAGGATAAGGCTTTTAAGATTGTCACTGATGTTCATTATAAATGGGCCAGTGATGAGCAAAAGAAACTTGGCGAGGCTAAGTTTGAGAAGATCAAGCTCCGTAATGCTTTTTATAAGAAAATGCATAGGGCAGGGATGGACTTAACATTGGAGCATGAACGTCTCACGAATAGCCTATGTAAATGGTATTCGGAATGGTATGATAATATCAGCAACAACGGGAAGCAGGAGGCTGAGATGATGGAGATGCAGGCTGATTTTCTGAATGAAATTTTCTCCGAGATGTATAAGGCAATTGAGCCACTCAATCTTGATATTAAGAAACCGGCTGCATTAAATCTGAAATAAGATGAGAAGTGACTTAATAATTACAAGAATCCCTCAACATACCGAGGAATGGTTTAATTACCGAAGGAGTGGTATAGGCGGCTCAGAAATGGCTTGTGTGCTTGGCCTTGACAAATATAATACTGTCGTGCGATTGTTCCATGAGAAAATTGGTTCTGTTTCTCATCAGACCTTTGATAACTCAAAGATGTTCATGGGTAGGTTTATGGAAGATAAGATTGCGGAACTTTGGGAATATTGGGATGGCAGCGACGAAGGATGGATAGATAATTACAAGAACAATAAGATTGTCAGACAATGCCGGAGAATAAATGGTTTCGTTGTCAATCCTTCATATCCTTGGCTGTTTGGATCGTTTGACCGAGTACAGAATATTAAAGGGGGGATCAACCTTATTACTGGAGAACCATTGGAAACCGAAGCGGTGTTGGAGATAAAGACACTTAGTTACTGGTCAGCACAAATGTGGCAAGATCAAATGCCCTTGAGTTTTTTGATTCAGGTACATGTTTACATGATTATTCTGGAAACAAATTATGCAGAGATCGCAATACTTCAGGACGGCAATCAATTCCGGGTTGAGAAAGTACAGAGAGATGATGAGCTTTGCGAGAAGATCATTTCAATATCGAAGATGTTTTGGGAAAATAGAGTATTGCCTGGTAAAGAAGCTTATGAGAAGTCTAAGATTGCTGAGATGAACGGGAATATTGCCGAATACGAGAAATATGAAGCCTTGGTGCAGCAGTATGAGCCAGAGCCGGACCGATCTGAGGCATACAAGGAGTTCATGGAAGAAAGATTTTTGAAGGAGCGGGATGTTATTGAAGGGAATATCGATCAATATGACCTTTGCAAACAATACACCTTCCTGAATAAACTTAGTTCCAGAGTTGATGAAGAAAAGACCGGGATTAAGAACCATTTGTTAAAGACTATGAACGTCTTTGGCGCAGAGGTACTGGACTTCGGCAAGCTGGGTGTTTGCTCATGGGCAGAAAGGAAAGGGGCAAAAAATAGGACATTTTCGGTCAGGATAAAGGAGGTTCCGACAGAGGATCAGGTAGAGAATGAATTTAAGAAGATAGATCTTAATTGCTATTAGCAATGGATCAGGAGCGAGTAGTTAAGCGAATAATGTTCTGGATGAGGAGAGAGGATTTAATCAATCCAGAGAAAGAAGAAAGAACGAGGGAGTATTTGAGAGAGCTGGTGGCATTGGCATATCTGGAGGGGACAAAGCACTATGGACGATCAAATTCAAAAGCCATCATTCAATGTGATTTAAACGGCGACAAGATCGCTGAATATAAGGATCAGCTTGTGGCGGCAAAAGCGGTAGGATATACTGACAGGAGGATAAATGCAGCTTTAAAGACAGGCAAGAAAACGAGGGCAGGGCATATCTGGAAATACAAGTGAAATGAGCCATATAAAAACAGTTGTTGAAGTTACGTGGGAGGAGGATGGGTATGAGAAGAAGGATTTGTTTTATCTTTTGCACTTCGGATTAAAGTATGATCTGATTTCAAATGAAATGGGGAATATGATGCCAGTTCATTACACTGTGGCAGTCTGCCAGAATATTAAATCGGGATCAATAGAAATGTACTTCCCGGATCAATTAAGAGTCGTTGGTACTAACTTAAAACAATAAACCATGAAAACAACCCTTGTTATTATTCAGATTATCGGTGCTGTTGCAGTGCTGATTGTTATAAGTCCATTTATTTTAATGGCGAACTTTTTTGATTACGTGTATCTCAAATTAAAACTGAGATGACAACAATTAAACTAATCCTCATTCTCCTGTTTCTGGCATTTATAGTACGGAGCCAGTATCTGGAGCAGGTTGAGAAATACAAAAAGAGAAAACAATGAGCAAATTATATTTTTCAAAACTTGATGATGAACGGTGCTATCGACTGAACACTATTAAGGCATTAATGGATGATGCCGGGATTAATGAGCTGGAAATTACCGAAGCAAAAAGAGTAACAGGGCAAGGTTATTTTTATTGTACGAAGTTTCAGGATTGCGGAGAAGTCGGGCAGGATTGTAATAAGTTGTGCTGTTCTGACTATTCTCCCCGCAACGGTAAGAACGGCAGATGCAGGTATAGTGGTTACTGTTATGAAAAAACAGACGTAAAACGAATAATAAAGATAAAATGAGCAAATGTATTCCAATTAAAAACGGCATCCTATGTCTGGCAGACACACTTTATCAGTGTCCGTATTGTGGTGAAATACATGATGACAGTTCCGAAGTAATACTAAACCGGATCAACAAAAATAAATCAGGAAACACGAAAGTAAAATGCGCCAAGTGCGGTAAGAAATTTTACATGACTTATAATATTAGAGGAGATTTTCAGACATGGAAATAAAGATAAAGCTATGACAGAATTAAATAAATTATCAAAAGAAATCAATGATTATGCTAAAAGCAAAGGTTTTTGGGGCAAGCCAAGAGAAACCGGAACATTATTAATGCTTATTGTTTCCGAACTTGCAGAAGCAATGGAAGCCGACAGAAAGGTTAAATATGCTTTACCAAAAGAATTTAAAAAGAACGTTGATTTAGGCGGTAATTGGAAGACTAATTTTGAAATGTATATCAAAGATACGTTTGAAGATGAAATCGCTGATGCTTTTATAAGGCTATTTGATTTATGCGGTGCTATGAATATTGACATTGAATATCACATAAAACAAAAGTTAGTCTATAATGCCACAAGAGAATACAGACACGGTAAAAAGTATTAAGCTATGAAAACACTATATACATTACTCGATAATGGCGGTTATCCGACTGATGACTATCTGACATTCATCAAGGATTACACCTATGAAACCATGCCGGTTATGCAGTTTGTAAACCTACTTAGCGAGGGCTGGTACCTTGGTGATTCTGGATTTAAACTACACCGAAAGTATAAAGGCAAAATAAAACTTGAACTACATACCGGCGGATGGAGTGGTAATGAAGAAATCATTGAAGCAATACTGTCTAATGTTTATCTCACACAATTTAAGATGAGATATGTTGAATGGCACACTGGCGGACATTATTATTTTGAGATACAAGACACAAAATAGAAACAGAATGACAAAAAGTAAAGCAAAATAGGGGATGAAAGAACAGATAATTAAAGCCATTACCGATTCACTCGGAATGCCAGAAGATACCGAAGGGCATGGTTATAAGCTGTATATCTACAAAGGCGAATGGTGGATAAGTCATAATGTTGTAGGAAGCGGAGAACCTGTAAGGCAATGGATAGAGAGGGAAATTGATAAGGTTGAAGTTGCCGAGATAAAGGGAACACCCATGCCTTCCGGTTGGATTTGTCCACGATGCCAAAAAGTTCATAGCTGGATGGTACAGTCCTGTGATTGTTATCCGAGTGTAATAACTGCAAGCACGACAGAACCGATCCCTGAGAATTACCTGAATGACTGTATCGAAAAAGCAACTCCGAACCTGTCAAAAATAAAGGACGTTGATAAGGAGTTGGCAGAGATAAGAGAGGAAGATAAAACTTGCAGAAATTGTAGAAATAAAGTTCTTTCACCTATTTCAAAACCTTGCAGTTATTGTTTAGGATTTGATGAATGGGAACCAATCAAATAAATCTTATTGAGCAAAACGGAATGCAAATAAATACAGTAGTGATATGGAAAAGATAGACCAAATTTTAGATTCACTTTATGATAGGGTAATAGAGCCAATTGAAGCGAAAGAGCAGCTATTGGATTTATTTGCTGTTATAAAATCGGTTTGCGTTCATCCTTACGAAAAGGTTTACCAATCCGAGACAGAATGTTACTGTGAAATATGTGGACACGATTTTACTGAGCAAACTGTTTTATAACATGTAATAAAATTAATAGACAAATAATAAAACAGAATAGAAATGGAAACAGTAGAGGAATATGAGTATAAGGGGTATATGTCTGATGCTGCATTAGAGTTCTTTGGGGATAAATTAATAAGTGAAGAACGTGACGGTTGTGCAGTGGTTGGGCATTTTCTAAAATTATCAAATGGAAGTATTCACATGCCTTCAAGACATGATAAATTTGAAAAGTATGAAGATGGTAATATAACACTTAAAACAGAATAGAAATGGCAAGGAAAGAAGAAATAATTGAATCAGTTGAATACATTTTTGAAAATACAAAGCGTATTCATGGAAATTCTGAGGCACTTGATTGGCAAAAGATAGCAATACATAAAAGCGTTGATTACATCCTATCCCTGTCGATAGATGTACCAAGCGAGGAGGAAATAAAAGAAGAAAGTTTAAATGGTCAAATTAATTTACATGATCATAATTGGATGAATTGGCTTAATGATGAAGAACAGGGGCTTTTTATTATGGCTGCAAAGTGGGCAATAGGAGAAACAATTAAACGGAATAAGATATGAATGTCAGAAAAGAAGTTTATCAGAGATGTCTTAATATGATTGAAAGAGAGTTATATAATGCTCAACATGAATTACGAGTAAACAAAATTGAAATTAACAACTTAGCAAAAAAGCAAAGGATATTAAAAGCTGAAGTTGGTAAATTATATGAACTTAAAAAATCATTTAATCAATGAAAACAACCAAATCTTATCCTATTATCTGCCCTTCATGTCAAGGGGCAAAGATAGTACCTACTCCAAACTTTAATCCTTATATAGATGACTTAACAACTACCTGCCCCGCCTGTAGTGGTACAGGGATAGTGACCTGTACGGAAACAACGGAAGAAACAATTAAAATTGAAACAGAATGAAAACAACAGTAATTACTTGTGATATATGTGAAGAAAAAGCACATTTTCAAGAACAAAAGATTCAGGTAATATTTACAACTGAACAAACCGAGGGACGAAACTGTAAGCCGTATTTATCTATTCAAATAATGGATATATGCGATCAGTGTATGAGAAAAATATTAAATGGGAATGCCGTTTGGGGAAATGGAGCGCAAGGGCATAATAATTATAAAATTAATGGATAGAATGAAAATCTACATTGAAAGACGAATAGAGTCCGAAAGGGACTTGCCAATTTGTTTACGTGGAATAAAGCATTATGCACATCAAAGAATTGGGAATATAATTCATACAGATGTTGCTTGGACATGGCGTGTAAATGACATTGACTGGTATCTTGAATCTATCGAGGTTTCAGATGAA